TATTCCCGCGCCCACCCCTCAAAGAGCCGTTTAGGACGACGACGACATTTGCTACGTGGCGAACATCGGCGCGTTGAAGCACGGTTTGCTCGGGCGGATCGCGGAGGACAACGCGGACCTCGAACGGGCCAACTACCACTGGCAGCTCTGCACCAAACTGCTGGATGAAGAAGCAGCCTCTGCGACCGGCGCGGCACAGCCAAGGTTGAACATCGACCCCTTCGGCACCGGTGGGCGCAGCATCATGCCGAACATGTTCTGATGCAGTGGTTGAGGTCAAAATAGATAGAGATACACGCCTGCGTGCTGCCGAGGATGCACGCAAAATGGGGGTCCTAAACGGCTCTTTGAGGGGTGGGCGCGGGAATATCTACGGGATGCTGGGTGAGGTCCTCGCCCACGCCTACCTCGGCGGTGAACGCGTCGGCGCGCAGAGGTTCAGCTGCGACATCGTGCTGCCGGACGGTAGGACGATTGATGTCAAAACCGGTTCCGGCAAAAACAAACCGCTGCCACACTACGCGGCGCGGGTCTACGGATCTGAAGCCCAGCGCGAGAGCATCGGTAGCAAGTGCGATGGATATTTTTTCGTCCGGTGCCACGAGAACAAGCACCTGCTCTGGTTGCTCGGCTGGCTGCCCGCTGATGAGTTTGTTCAAAAAGCAACCTTCCACCCACAAGGTTCCGTGAACCCCGTAGATGGAAGGTTGTGTCGTTCCGACGAATACGTGGTTCCGGTTTCGGAACTCAGGCACCCGCGGTCTCTGCTGAGCCGGTGAACTCTTGGTCGATGTCGTAGTCTGGGGAAAGATCAATCTCCCAGATCTTACCCCCACCCCGACCGAAGCTCCGAACCGGACGGATGTGCTTGTTGTGCATGCAGACTTCTTCGATTACGGTCATACCCCGCCGGATGAATTCGAGGTTCACGCTGTTGCCGACCGACCGGCCCGCGTTGCAGTCATGCAGCGTGACCTGAAACTCGGTGAGCGTCCCGCGCCACGTTGCCCGCTCGGTGTGCTCGCGGACCCGCTTGCTGAAGAACTCAATCATCTCTGCGATCGCGCTACGGCTGGAGTTGTCGTAGGCGGCGGCTTCCACGAAGGAGTCCACGTAGGTGGCGACCCCGAAACGGCTTGAATCCAACACGTAGTCGGGAGCTTGCCAGTCGCTGAGCCACTTCAGGAAGAAGGGCAGCTCCCTTCGGATCGTTGCTTCGTTCTGATCATTGGTGCCGAACTTCATTTTGAACGCGCTGTTGACCCGAAGCGCGATCACCTTGTCGCGATTGCTGCTATCGAGTGTAGGCAACGCGGCGAGCGAGTTGGCGTCGATGTTCAGGGACATCATGACCCGACCGGCCCACGGCAGCGGAATGGTATCGGCATACTTGGCTTGATACTCAAGACGCGGATTGGCCACGCACCGCTTGGTGAGCTCGACGAACTTGCGCTGGTCGGCATAGGTGGCGGCGGCAGTGGAGTCGTCGATTACCCACGCGGCTGCTCCGCAGAGGTCACGGTTAAAACTGGTCTTGCCAGACAAGTATTCACTTGCATCGGCGAAACCACCCACCGCGCCTGCGACAAGCTGGTTCGTGAGCAACGACTTGCCGTGCCCCGTTGGGCCAAGCAAGATCAGCAGTTGCCCTTGATCCAGACGGTTTTCGAGAGCCGCCAGATAGAGGCGGCGGAACCATGCGAGGAAGTAGGGCAGTGTTTCACGGTCATCGTCATCCTTCGCGAAGAAGTTTGACAGGAACATGTCGAGCCACGGCCAGTTCGCCGGATCACCATTCGCGGCGGGCTTCACCGGAATGGCCTTGCAGTTGTTCAGGATCTTCCTGCCGTTGAAGTCGACGACACGTTTGCTGCTGAACACAACTGGGGCCACTTCGTCAACGCGGCAGTCGTTGCTCACGTAGAGCACGGCTTGCTCGACTTCGGAGAGCGTTTGTCCCTTCTTCGGCTTCGGGCTGAAACCCACACGCTTGAGTTCCAGCACCAGCTGATCCTTCGGAATAGCCATAGGTCCGCCGTTGAGGAGCTTGTAGTAGCTCCTGCCGCTGAACCAGTATTGGTCAACCAGCGAGCCCAGCTTTGCCTCCTCATACTGCTCGACGAACTTCTTGCCCAAGATCTCACGCCACGCGACGAACCCCTTACCGGCACGATCCGAGTAGCAGATCATGCCGTCCTCGCGAACTTGGCACCCCTCACGATCAATGCCGTCGTCGATCCAGAACAGCGGGCCACGGGCACCCACTGCGAATTCACCGTTCCACCTTCCGGGGAACCTTTTGGCGACTTCAAGCGCGACCTCGTCGATCGGGATGTTCGTGTCCTCCGAGCGAAGCGGGCAATCGTTGCTCGCCTTCAGAAGCACGGCATGCGTGTGTGTTACAGGAAGCCGGTCCCCGATGCGCTGCCAGTTGGACCCGAGCTCGAAGGTCTGGCTTGGCTTGAGGCTCGTGCGGTCGAAGCCCGCTAGAAGGCGCGAGGCATTCAGGGTATCCGAAAGACGCTTGAGGAACGCCTCTGCTAAAGCAGGGGAGATCGGCAGCGGTTCTTCGAACTCCCAGATCAGCCGCGCGTAGCCGGACTGCGTGCGGGTGCGCCACGTTGGCATTGGTGCGCTGTCCCCACGGTCCTTCAGGAGTTGGTCAACGCGGTCCCAATCGACAGGCGCATCGTAGTCGGCGATGAATCCGTGCAGCTTGTTGACTGGGTTGTCTTCCCCGATACGGGCCGAAGGGTTGTCTCCCTCGGCGAGCGTGTAGAAGCAATGGTCGGTCGTGTTGTCGGCGCACCATGCACGGTAGGCCGGTTTGTTCTCAAACACCGGAATGGGTGTCGTGACGGTCGGCGGTTCGTCGCTGCAGGTGACCGCAACAGCGCGGAGGTTCTTGATGTGGCGGTATCTCATTTGGAGTAAAAGTCGAGGATTTCGCCTTCCGCGGAAACGGGGATGTCGGGAATCCAAGCGGGAGGAGTGGACATGATTTCGATGATCTTGGCAAGAGCGCTTTCTGCTTCGTCCTCGGGGACCTCACAGACGATTTCGTCGTGCACGTGCAGGATGATCGGAATCCCTGCGGCCTCCACCTTGAGCATCATGTCAGAGAAGATGTCTCGTGCCAAGCTCTGGGCTGAGTTTTCCGCGAGCAGGCCGTGCCAGATGCGGAAGTCCCGAAGCTGGCCCATGCGGACCATCTTGCCCACGAAGGAGTAGCGCACCCGTCCGGTGCTTGTCACGCCCTTCATCTTGCGGAGCTTGCCGTAGCCCATCGACCGCCCAGACGGTAGATCAATTTTGAGTTCCTCACCAAGCGAGCAGGACATCTGGATGTCCTGCTTGAGGGCCTCCCAGAACCGAACTACCGAGCGCATGCGGCTCTGGTAGGTGTTTACCGCGTCGGTTGCTTCTGGCAGAGACATGCCGCTGTATGCCGCGAACCCGTCGGGGCTCAGACCGAACTGGCAACCAAGGGCCATTGCCTTCACGCGCTGCCGCAGCGGTTTGTTGTTCTTGAGCGGCCCGTTGGCTGGATCGTGCATTCCGAGCATGATCGCAACCACCTCGTAGATGTCATCGTTTTCACGGATCATCTTGAGGGCATTTTCGTCCTTCGCCCACCAGAACAGCGTGCGCACCTCGATCTGCGCGAGGTCAACCACGACCAGCTTCTTGCCTGCGGCAGGGCGGATCATGTGCCGGAAGTTCACGCCGAACTTCTCATCTCGTGGGAGGTTCTGCAGGTTCAGGTTGCCGCCGCTCCCGCTGAAGCGGGCGGTTGGGTTGGCCCCGCAATACATGAGCCCGCCGTAGTAGCGACCGTCCCCCATCGTGCCTTTGTCGAAGGCCTCCAGCTTCTTGAGGAAGGCGTTGATCCGGCGGTAGTCCTGCACGGCGCGCGCCCAAGGGCAGGCTTGCTGGTGGGCCGCAAACCATTTGTCTGCGTCCTCGTTATCCTGTGCGAGCGACGACGGCGGCACGATGCCCTGCTTGCGGCACTGCTCGTTGAACGCTTTACGCGAAAGGGGTGTGTGGTCCTTCGTCCACGGGATCGCTTGTTCCGCTTCGAAGAGGGCGGTCTTGATCAACGCGAGATTCTTCTGCAGCAGCTCCACGTCCATTGGCAAGCCACGCTGACCCACCTTGCGGTTCAGGGCGCTGATCTCACGCTCGCGCTGCGGCCATTTCTCGCCGAGTTCTTGCCAGAGCCGAAGGCAGAGTTCGGAGTCCTTGATCGCGTATTCGGTGACCTCGGCTTGGAATTCTTCCGACATCGTTTCCCAACGCTTGCCCTTCATGTTGTCGCGAACCGTCTTGTCGACGGTGAGGCCAAACACGGTTGCGCTGGCGTTCTTCAGGGCACGTGGTAGCCCAAGGAAGGCAACCATGTCGGCGGTGCAATGCCACTCAGCGGGCAGGCACGAACCGAACCAGCCTTGCGCTACACCGTAGAGGTAAAGGGATTCGTCAAAGCTCGCGTTGTGCGACAGCAGCGTTGCGCCATCGAACATGCTCCAATCCAAGGAGCGCGGGTTTCCCGCGTAAACAAAGCCGTCATCGCCGACGACCGTCACCATGTAGGCGTCGAAGTCGGGGTGCGAGAAGTAGCCACGTGGGCCAAGGGTGGTGATGGAACAATCGCTGTCGTAGTAGGACTCAAAGTCGATTGCGTAGGTTTTGAACTGGCGTTTCGGATTCATCGTTTCTGGATTCATTGGTAGAGAAGAAGGCGGGGCTCCCGTGTTACAGGAACCCCGCCGTTGGTTTCGCGGGTTCAGTTCACGCCGTGCGCGGGGAACTCGATCACGTTTTCGGGGAAGGGCAGTTCGAGCTGCTCTTCGGTCACGGGGTCCAGCGCGTTGGTAACGGCTTCCAGCAGGATCGCGATGCTTTCGCGCTGGGCTTGGGCTTGGCCGATCTTGCTGTCAAGTTCGTCCAGAGCATGCTGCATTCCAGCCGCTTCCTTGCTGAGCACTTCTTGTTTCAGGGTTCGCATGGTATCAGTTTCCGTTGGTGTTGGCGACAAAGGCGAGCACGTCGGCAGGGGTCTCCTGCTTGGTGACCGACAGCGTTGGGACATACCAAGTGTATTTGCCCTTCGACATCAACTCGGTGCCGAACGTCCACTGGCGGGAAGCCACTGGCAGCGACGGGTTGAAGGTCTGGAAGGTGAACAACCGCTTGTAGGTCATGCGGTATGCGTCCTTCTGAACCGTCAGGCGACCCAACTGGTAGTTGGTGTCGCCGATCGGGTAGGGGAACAGCTCCTCGTCGGCACCTTCGATCTGGGGGATCAACAGCACCAGCTCCGCGAACTCGGTGATCTCGTAGTCGCTTTCCGCGGCGAGCAGGTCTGCCTCGTCCTTGGTGTTGGCGTATTTCGGGATCTTGTCCTCGTCGTAGGGGATGTCTTCCTTCCAGCGTTTGACGGCACCCACGACAATGACCGGAACCTTCTGCTCGGCTGCGAGCAAGACGGCTTCCTTGTCGATCGTCACAGCACCGGTAGGGCCTTCGATCGTGCTCATCTTCTGGATCACGTTCAGGCGCGGGATCTCAATGTCCTCCGAAACGAATGCCATGTTGCCACTCGGGCGGGCGGCAACGGCGGTGTTCTGCTTCGGGGCTTCGTCCACGACCACAACGGCGACGGACACTTCTTCGGCTTCCTTTTTGGAACTCATGGTTTCTGGTTTCTGGTTGTGGCGGGGGCCTTGCGGGTTTGTTTCGGACCCCCACCCGAGCCCGTTTTCCCGTTAGGGAGAAAGGTTACCTTTGTGCCGCCGCTACACCCACATCAAATGGAGACGGCATCAAAGGCGCTGGAAATTCACTTGCTGCTCAGGGTGTGCCTCGGGGGGCCTACCTCAACCAGACCACGATCAAGGGCATCGTGTTCAAAGGACTGTATGGCGGATGTCTTTCTGCCACGCGCCGTTTTCTGGCCGATGACCTCGGAAAGCTGCGACAACGAGAGGCTCGCTGCTGCGAGGATTTCGTCGTGCGACAAACCGTGCTGCATTGCTAGCTCAGCGAGCTTGCTATTGTCAACGGTTTTTTTCAACGAGCCGAGAGATCGCAGCTTGAGTTCGTCGAATTCGACGCCGCTTTCAGCCAGCAGCACGGCCTTGCGCTTGATTCCGCTGGCCCACTCTTCAAGGATCTTGGCTACCACGTAGAGCTTTCCGATGGTCTGCGGGTCGCTCAGGTTCGTGCTGTCGATCGGCCCAGCGGGGATGCCCAGCGGGTTATACTTGCGCGCAACGGCAACCGCTACCGCGCCCAGCGCAGGGCAGGTGTCCTCGTGCCTGCAGAACCTGCAGTTGGTGCTTGGCCCGAGCTCCTCGATGTCGGGCGCTCCTTCGGACCACTTGGGTCTTGTTGCTTCCGCCACGCGAATGACGGCGCTGATCTCCTCTACCAGACGGGGCAGCTCATCGCGGGTGAAACAATCCACGAGCACCTCCTTGCGCTGCGGGATCAAGAACACGAAGTTGATCCGTTCCAAGAATGGGAACATCTGGAACATGCCCACGGTGTATGCCTTCGCTTGCCAGTTGTCGCGCACCTCGTCGATCTTGCTGACGCCGCTCTTGTAGTCGAGCGAGAGTCCGATAGGGCCGTCGTAGGCCACGATGTCGGCGGTCCCGAAAACAGGGGTCTGCACCGTGGGCAGGTCCAACACGAGGCGATGTTCTCGCAGGATCGTCACCCCTTCGGTGCCGCCGAACAGCTGTTCGAAAACCTCAAGCTCGTCCTTGAGCATGGTGTCGTAGATCTGCTGCTCCTGCTCGGTCTGCAAAGCAGAGGGGTCGCGCACCTCAAGGGCTTCGTGTATCCTCGTGCCCATCTCGGCGGCGGGGTTGGTGCCGTCGCGGCCGTGGTAACCGGCGCACTTGGCGTAGTATTTGAGGCTTGACGGGCCGAACACCGCGTGGGCGCGGTCGGAGTGGTCTGGTAGTGTTGGTTCAGGATTCATGTTGGAGATTGGTTGCGTCGGGCCGCTTCTTCGTGGGCCAGCTTGACGAGTTGTTCAAAGACGGGGCTCTTGACCCCATTGTAGTCTTTCGCGTCAGCGATCAGCACCTTGCCCTCGCTGAACCAGCCGCAGGAGATCCTGCCGTGCAGTTCCTTTTTCTGCACGACGGAGATCTCGGTGCCGAGCACCAACGGGACCCACTCGTCGCTTCGCTCAGGCTGCACACACTCGGCCCAGCGGGTCGTCTTGCCGCAGCTGAAGCAGAGTGTCAGTGCCCGATCGCTTTCGTAGAACCAACGCTGCAGCTTCATGCAATGTGGGCAATGTGCGTAGCCTACGTGCATGCCCATGAATAGGTGTTGCTGGTTCATGGGTTCAGTGATGTTCTATGGCACGCGCGTCGGACCTGCCCGTCGCCGGAGAGCAGCCTGCGCGAGCGCCAGCCCTTGAGCGAGGCCGGTTTGAGTTCGTATTCCCGCTCGATTCCGGCAAGCGTGGCACCGGCTTCCTTGCGCGTCTCGTAGGCCGCATTGGCGGCGGTGAATTTTGCCTGTAGGGCTTTGGCGTAGCCGGTGCTCTTCTTGCTGTGCTTGCGGGGCTTGGGCTTGTTGCCCTCAACCGAAGTAGCAAGCATTGCTGCGGCGAGCATGGACGCCACCTTCTTGGTAAACATGGGGTGACGCTGGCTCACTTCAGTTGTCATCTTTCCGGTTTAGTGGCGCAGCCCGCATTTCGGGCAGATCCCAACGCCGGATCTGGTGTAATTCAAGGTGCTACGACAACGGAAGCAAAATCCGCAGAATTTGCAAACTTTCTTCGCGTAGTAGCGGAAGCGGTATTGGAGGGAGTTCATCGTGCTTCGGTTCCGCAGTCAGGGCAAAAGTAGCCCATTGGTTCGAGGCGGCAAAAATAGGGCTCCTCGAAGGTGCCACACTCAGGGCAGGCATCGGGGCCTCCTTTCACGGCGGCGATTGCGGCTCGGATTCTGGGCAAAACTAGCGTTCTACCGATAGTTCCGCGAGTCTCTATGCCACGCTCGACAAGGTAGATTTCCACCATTTCCAGCGCCTCCAGCAACTCGTCGCGCTGGCGCTCAAGCGCAACCGCAAGTGATTTCGGCACCACTTGAAGCGGACAGCTATCTTGCCACTTGTTAAGCGTTGCGGCGTCTGTCTCCGGTGTTGGTCGGTCACTCATGCGCCCTCCTTTCTTGCCACGAGCATGGCGTCTGCAAAGGAGTAGCTGCGGGTGGCCAAAGCATCTTCGAGTTTTATGTCGGCTCGCAGGCACAAAAGCGCAGCGGCCTCAAGGGTCTCCTTGCTGGCAAGCGCCCCCTGCAAAGCCGCCGCCGCAAAGTAGTCGCGCAACGACATGCCGGTTTCCATTCGGCGTGAGTGGATTACCTCATCCCAGTCCTGTAGCGGAAACGCTGGCCCGCCGTTGTCTTTTTCTGGTTTCATGCTTTCGATTTTGGTTTGTCGTCGTTCTGGATAGTCTTCTTGAAGCCCACCTGTGCGGCGGTGTGCCACACGATGACACCTTCAGGGTCCATGAATCCGGGTGCCGCTACGCTGCCGTGCATGCGCAGCCCTTCAAGCACGCGTTGCACGAGGCCCGTGCTGAACGTCTCCCGAGCGAGCACCGGCACCAAGCCGACGCACGAAGGCAGCTCGATGGTCTCCTTCCAAACAAGCGGGTTCTCCGTCTCCTTCCGTTGTGCTGGCGCACCGTGCAAATGAAAACGCTCGGTGTTGAACAGGCTCAGCCGCTTCTCGCCCTTCGGCAGGCCGTAGCCGCGTTGCACACCACTACCCCACCACTCGCCGAAGTGCCTGCCGACTGGCAGCTGTGCAGCTCCTCTGCGTGCTCGGCAACCCACTTCGCGAAGCCGTAGTTGTCGTCGCCGAGCTGCAGCCAGCGGTTGCGCGATCCAGCGTAGATGAGCACGTTCTCGGTAGCAGCTACGTATCCCCCGATGGGGGTGCCGATCGGGGGCCGCTCGACGATAAGTAGTTGCCCGTTAGTGCCATCAATTTTTTCGGTCAGCACACACTCGCGTGAGAGTCTGCCCATCTTGGGAAATCCTTGGAATTCAGGTTGGTTCATGCTTCGTTGCTGAATTTGGTTGCAAAGGCGAAGTGCACCGGAGAGCCGATGCGCACGCAGTATTCGTTGTTCCCGTTGTCGCCCCATGAGCAGACCTTGATGTCCGCCGCGTCGTGATACTCAGGCAGCAGCTTGTTGCCCACGCAGACGAACCCTTCCGGTGCCGCTACGTTGGGTTCAGGAAACCGGATTCGGGCAGCGAGGTCGCCGCCGCCTTCATCGGCGCGGAATTCGGCGCCCCTGCGTGTGGCAGACCATCTCGCGCCATTTTTCGTTTCAACATCAAACGGGTATTTGGGGTCGTCATCCGACGACACGATGATCGCGATGTTGCCGTTGCGGCACAAATACGCACCGCCGACTTGCATGTCCAGTGCCGGTCGGGCCGCAGGCAGCAGCGCTTTGTAGCGTTGGATCTGCCGCTCTTGCTCCAAGATGGTGGCCTGCAGATCCTGCACGCGGCAGGCGAGTCTTGCACGCAGCGGTATGGGCTGCACGCTGCCGTCGTCACTGGTGTAGGCGGCGGGACCAATGGCGTCGGCAACCTCCTTTATGATGCGCGAGTAGTAGTCCCGCACGCTGGCTACGCTCGCTGCGGTTTCTTCCCACTTCCGCACTGCACGTTCGCTGCATGCGAGTTGCTCTTCGAGTTCCTCGAAGCGCTCGTGTGGGTAGGGCTCCCATTCAGCTACGAGGTCCCCACCGTGGGGGGCTCCGTAACCCCACACCTCACCACGCATGGTGCACGAGTAGTTGCTGTCTCGGGCGAGGACCTTGACGGGGTATGTAGAGGCTTCAATCACACTCACCACCGTGGCGATTTCGCCGTCGCGGGTAACGTATTTCTTTCCAATTTCGATCTTCATGTTTGGTTCTTCGTTCAGGTTCAAATTTACTGCCAGTCGTTGTGTGCCCAGAAGGCAGAGTCGTGCTCTTCGTAGTATTGGTAGACGGCCACACCTTTTTTGTCTTGAGTGGTGGGCTGTCCTTCGGACCACACCTTGCCGGTGACCGGCATGAAGATGGTCGCGTGTTGTTCGTCGGGGCGTGTGACAAGCTTGCCGTGCTTGGGACCCCCTTCGAGTTTGATCTTCTCTGATTTCGTTTCGGTGCTCATGATTCAGGATTCAGTTTTGGGCTGCTCGTGCAGCGCGGCCATGTCTTTGCGTTTTTCTTCCAGCTTGGCAATGATTTTTTCCTCAATAGTTTTCGAGGCAACCAGAACTCGTTGCAGCGCAGGGCTTTGTGCCCCAGCTCGGTGTATTCTACCAAGCACCTGCACGTATTCCTTCTCGTTGAAAGTCGGCGAAATCAAGGACATCCGTGGGTGCCCGCCGTGCTCGTCGTGCAGTGAGACACCAACCCCACCGGCGGCGGTGTTGCAGATGATCACCCCGCACTCGTTCCGTTGGAAGCGTTGCACGTTTTGCTCGCGCACGCTGCCATTCTGTCCGCCACACACGCGGGCTGTATCGGGTCCCATCATCGCACAGAGCGTGTTGAGCGTTTCCGTGAAGTTCACAAACACGACAACGCTGTAGCCTTCGTCCCGTGCATCCCGCACCATATCGAGTATGTCCGGCACCTTGGCTGCTTCGGCGAGCTGCCTTGCGCGCAGCATCTCCACAAGCACGTTTGGTGCGTTGACCACCCCCTCAAGGAAACGGTCGACGATCTCGGGCGTGATCCCGTGTTGCTCGTAGAACGAGGCGATGTCCTTGAGTGCGCTGAAGGCCAATGGTTCAGTCATCACGTGGTTCTCGGCAAAAGCGCGTGGCAGGTCGTTCGGCGTGAGCTGCACCCCTTTGTGTGGGTAGATGCCGTCGCGCACTTCGCAGAGCCTTTCACGGGGTCCGGCTTTCCAGTTGTTCCAAGGGTCCTTCCTGCAGCCCAGCTTGAGCATCCAGCCGAACCAGCTTTGCAGCCCTTCGGCGGGTTTGTTCAGCGCGTGCAAGCCCAAAACGTATCCGATACCCCGCATCTCCGTCGGGTCTTTGCAGGCCGTCGCACTGAGCATCAGCACGCTAAAGCCTTGCTGCTTGGCGGCGATCAGCATCTGGGTGTTGTTCGTGTGTGGCCCCTTGCAGTTGTGGATCTCATCGAACACCAGCAGCGTGCCCTCCGGCAGGCACCAGCGATACAGCTTCTTGCCAATCTTGTTGAGCCACGGCGTGCTGCCGCGCCGCAGCTTTTCGTAGTTCAGCACGGCTAGGGGCTTGACGCCGACTTCAGCGAGTTCGCGCTCCCAGTGTGGTATGACGATCTTTGGGCACAGCACCAGCACGGGCCTGCCGCTGTTCAGCGCAACGCGGGAGGCGATGATCGTTTTGCCAACACCTGTCATAGAGCTGTCGAGCGCGCAGCCATGCTGCTTGAGTGCCTGCAGCAGCCTATCAACGGACTCCTGTTGCTTCGGGAAGAGGGTCTTCATGGGGTTCAGTTGCATTCGAAGCCGTCGCAGAAACCGCAGACACACCCACGCGCACTTTCGGGTTTCGGCTCTTCGCCGTCATACCAGAATGCGATGGCCCGCGGGGCACGAACGAAGGCTACGCTTTTCAGGATCTCGAAAGAGGCCCCCGGATCGTCCTCGGCGCGGCGCTCGGTGGCCCGTGTGGCGTCGGCGAGCGTGTCATATGGGTTGGACAGACTCGGGGGCTCGGGGTTGGGGTGGCTCGGGGTGGTCAATTTGGTGATGTAGTAGTGTGGTTTCATACTTAGGTTGTTCTTCTTTGCTGGTAGGGGTTTCGGGCTGCTGCTTGTTGCTTTGGATGCGCGCCCACGTTTCGTCCCACTTCGACCAGTTGACGGGCCTCGGGGAGTCTCCTTTTCCGGCGCTCACTTGCGGGACTCCTTCCATGCGGCTAGGGCTTCGTGGGCGCTGGTGAGTTCAGCGCATCCCTCAAGTTCCCGCGCCAGCCTGTCTGCTAGGGCACGCTCGGCGTTGAGTTCACGCTCTAGATGCTTGGCAAACGCTGCGACCACAATGGTCTTCCGGCGACGGGAAAAATTGCCCACGACCTCATACGACATCTTGTCAGTCCTTGGTGTATCACTCACGGCGGGCATCCTCCCATGTGTTTATGGCTCGGTGGACAGATTCTTCGCAGAAAGTTGGGACTTTTTTATCACGATACAATGCGCGAACCCATGTTCCCAGCCTGTCTGCAAGCTCCCGCTCGGCGGCTAGCTCGGCTTTAAGCCGTTCGTTCGCCTGCCAGATTTGCCGCCCGGTTTGCTCGCTGAAGTCTAGCTCGCGCTCAAGCTCGGCAATGCGATCAACTCGCGGCGCGTCACAATCCTCGCAAGCCTTTTGAGCTGCGCGGAAGGTCTGGTTTTCGCGCTCCAGCTGTCGGCTTAGGCCGGTCATCTCCGAGATGTAGGCGGATTCGTTGTAGCCGCGATGGGCGATGGCGTCGGTGCGTGGGGTGTCGTTCATGGTGCTGGTCGGTTAGAACTCTGGGATGCGCCGGACGCTGTCGCGGCGGTGATCGGGTTGTTCGCCGGAGAATGAGACGACCACACCAGCACCGCCACGGGAGCGATGCCGAAATACCATTCGCTGACATTCCCGCAGAGACGGCATTTGTAGGTGCCGAGTCCGTCGCCGTTGCTCGCCAGCCAGTAGGCTTGGTCGTTGAGCATGTCGTGACATTTCGGGCAGTAGGTCACGCATCCACAGTTGCGGATGATGTCGCGCTCTCTCCGCGTCCATCGCCAACGGCGAACAAGGCGCTGGACCCAACTGCATGGGCCTTCCTGTTCTTCTCTGAGACTTCTATGGTTCGGCATCTTGTTTCTCCGGTTGAGTTTTCCCCCGCCCATGCCGCGGGTCAGCTTGGACGTTCCCGGAATTCAGAGCGGTGCGGGCGATCCTCACGATTGCCTCGTATCCGCCCTCGTAGTCGGCACCTTCCGCAGTGTGATCGTCCATCTCATCGGCGAGCTTTTGCGCGGCGATTTCCTTCAGCGCGTCCTCGGCGACCTTCAGCCGGGCGACCCATTTGTTGACCGCCGTGTTCTTGGACCTTTCGCAGAGTTCCAGCGCCTCCATGTATGACGCTTTCACTTGGTCGTAGTCTTCCAGTCGCCGGGGCGAGGGACTGCCCGCGCCTTGCGCGAGCGGGGCATCCGCAAGGATGTAGAGATATTCGTCATCCGTGATGAGCCCGGCTTCCAGCAGCTCGCTGCGTTGATAGCGGACCAAGTCGAAGAGGCGCTTGTTGGTTTTGATGTCATCCATAGGACTGATTGATTCGGGCTAATTCCGGGAACAAGGTGCGGCAGGATCGACGGCGGTCAGCCGCCAGTTTGATTTCCATCCGCAGGCCGCCGCGCCTGCGCTTGATCGTTCGGCAGAGGAGGACACTCACGATGCTCCCACCATTCAGAGCCGTCGTATTCCCCACGCTCCGACCACGTTCCGTCGGAATACCAGATGGTGCCTTCCAGCTTTTGCGAACCGTAGCCGTTGTCATATTTGACATCCAACCTCGGAAGCACCTCGTCAAGGGTTCCTTCGATCGGCTCCCTGTTGCGAAAGGAGTGGTCGAAAATGATGCGGACGTATTTCACTTCACGATCACCAATGTGTTTCAGCAGTTCTTCTTTAGCGTTCATGTTTCAGGATTCAGGATTCAGGTAAAGGGGGTCCGGTGACTGATCCGGTGTCCGCTCTAACGAGGCGGCAGTGGGTATCCGTGAGGTCTCAATGTCAGGTAGTGGCAGCGCTTCTCGGCTTATCAGTCCGACGCATCGACCCGCTTTCCCCTACATTGAAAGACCTCTCTCCGAGCACCGGTCAGGTCGCTCACAAGTGCTCCAGCCTAGAGCCAAAGGATGCGACTGGTTACGTTGTGCCCTCACTGCGGTGGTCGGAGAGAAGCGTCCCGATTTACGACTCGGGACAACGTCGTGCGGCTTTTCGGTTTTTTGCTGTCCGAAGGTAGGCAAACCCTAACAGCGGGGGTTGGGGAAGAGCAGGCCCAAGAGTTCCTTGAGCCTCGTGTTTGTCACGTCTTCCGCCTCCTTCTCTTTAACGACGACGTTGTCCACGAAGATCCACTCGATCGGTTGCTCCTGTGGGGAGGCAACGGCGATGACCTGAAGCACACCGACTTCACGCTGCTCCTTGCGGGCGAGCCTTGTGGCCTCAGCGATGGCTTCCTGAATGTCGAAGTGGTATTGCACCGGCGCGGGCTTGCCCGCAACGTGCACCATGTAGCTTGGAGCCAGCGTCTCTTTTTTTTCGCACTGGCAGTAGTCGGTTGTTTCGTTCATGCGAGCCCTTCCTACCGGAGAGCCCGAACAAAGCAACACCTTTCTGCAAAAAAGATTCAGGCTACAGGTGGCAATCCTCGCAGCACCATCCGAGCGAGTAGTGGTAGATGAGCCTGCGCCCACAAGGGCAGTCATCCTGCGGGCGCTCCAAGAAGTCGTGGTCATGTGGCGCGGCTGAAAGCAACGGCAGGGGGTCCACACGCGCAAGCTGCTGCGCTTCTTCAAGCAGCAGCGCCTTGCAGAGGATCGCGTAGTTGAGCAAGTCGTCGCAGGCATCCGTCACCGTCTCGCCGGTAACGCGCAGGGAGCCATCGGCCACGAAGCTGCGGATACGCATGAGCTTGTCCTGTGTCCGCAACAGGAGTCCGGTTACGGGATGCAGTCCGAGCGCAGATGCGGACTTGAAATTGGCGAGTGCATCGGTGGCTCGCTCGCCGCCGGTGTAGTCGTTGTTCTTGGATTCCATGATAGCCCGTGCCTTGGCGCAGGTTTCATCGTGCAGTTTCAGTAGTTCGTCGCGGTGCATGGGTCAGTCGATGTATTCGAGAAGGTCTCGGAAAGTGAGTTCGTCGTGCAGGTCTGCTGCCACCAGAGTAGCCTCGAATTCCTCGTTGAAGGCAAGCACGAAAGGGGCAATGAAGGGTGCTTCCACCACGTCGAGCACGAGTCGCGGCAGAGACATGCGCGCTCCTTTGGAGCAGGTGTCCTCCACGAGTGTGCGCAATCTTGGCAGCACGTATTGGTTGTTCTGGTTCATGACAAAAGTTTCAGGCGTGCGTATTGGGCAATCAGCGCGGCATCCACCATGCCGTCGTGGGGTGTCGTGCACCTCGTTGATGCAAGCCAGCATTCATAGGGCCACAAACCTGCTGCGGCTTTGAGCGCATAGGTTTTGGTCTGCCCTTTCGGCACGCGCCCCAGCAGCATCGGTTGCCAGTCGTTGACCTGCACGCGTTCGGTTCGCAGGCCGCTGAGCTCGCTGGTGCCGCAAAGCAGCCCGAAGCTGATACCCATCGAACGCATGGCTTGCGAACTCTTCGCATGCTTGAGCGGTTCCTCGATGGCAAGCATGATGTTGCGCGGGTTCTCGTTCAACGAGAGCAGCCAGTCCTTCACGGCGTGCGGGTTGATTTCCCGCTTCTTGCCGATCATGCGCGTGGGCATCGGTATCTTCTCCAGCACATGGCCGGTGAATTCACTCAGGGCTACCAAGCCCCCGTCGAGCCCGTTATCGGCCCCGACAATGACGTTGCATTTTTCGCGGCTCATGAGGTGTGTATCAGACATCCACTGTAATCGTAACCGCTGGCATCCGTGTCGTAAACACCAAAGCCCACTTTGGTTACAACGGAAGCAGGCAGCGCGAGATGCAGCTGTTGCAGCGTGCAGCCGACAATCACCATAGGACCGCCCGAGGGGTCGACGAAAGTATCACTGACGCGCCAAGGCAATTCGTTTTCGACATCGAACAGCCACGTGTTCTCGTTGAGCTGCCTGAAGGAGACGGTATCCCCGTAGCGGTTCTGCCATTCAATCTTCGTCATCGTCGTCATCGTTTAGTATTTCCGCGTCAAGCGTCACGTTGCGCGCGGGCAACGCGCTACCGCCGACATCCGCCTTGGTGTTGTTCAGGATCGAGATGTCGATCTGCACACTGCCCGCGCTTCCGCTGCCGCCACGGGGATTCAAGCCCAAGTTCCTGCGGATCATCTGGTCCAGCTCGGACATCTCCTTGACGGTGCGTGGGCCGCGAATGTGGGGCATGCTGTCACGGAACATCCTGATGGCATTGGCGGCGACGAACGCCTGATACTTGTCGGCGGGAGATCCTTGGCTATCCGCGATTTCGAGTATGCTGCGCTCCTCTTCGTCCCGTGCGGCGGACAACGGGTCCTGCAGTGCTTCGCTAGTGACCTCCTGCAGTTGCTCCTCAAACTCGTTAGGCTCCACTTCGGTGAACTCGGGCTCGGTGAGTTCGGTGTGGGCCTCGGGGGATCTTGGCCTGCCCTTGGGCAAAGGTGTGATGCCCGCCTCTTTCAGCCAACGCGTGATGGTTGCGGGATTCACGCCCATCTGCTCGGCGATGCGGGAGCGCAACAGGCCCTTGTTGAGAAGCTCGACCGCGCGGTTTCGCATCAACGCGCCGCTGTAGCCCTTGGATTCCCTGTTGTCCGCGGCCCGTTTGGCGGCGGCTTTTCGTTTCGACATGCGCGTGAGAGTGGTTTTTACGGCTTGCTTGTCAACAAAAAAACTGTTCAAGTGCCCACACATTTCGTTTGAACACCATGGGAAGACCAAAAAAACCAAAACCCCCCGCGCCGACAAGGCAGACACTTGAGCCCCGTATCGACCCGCACACCAAGCAAATGGACGTCGGCGGGCTCAACATACCGCCGACCAGCACGCTCACGGCTTTGCTGTGGGGCTTCGGGAATCACCCCTCTGCCGTGGCAAGGGAATACTATTTCTGGCGCGTGGCTGACCTGCTCTGGAACCATGACGACCTTCCCGAAAAGATGTTCATCAAACATCCTTGGGCTGAGAAGATCATTCACGAGTGCATCAACAACAAGTATCTCTCGGTTGGCGGAAGCGCGTCGAGCGGAAAATCACATACGCTTGCGGGCTACGGCATCATCAGTTGGCTGAGCAAGCCACGTGATACGCTTGTGCTGATGACAAGCACAACTCTGCGGGAGGCCCGCAAACGAATCTGGGGCTCGGTGATCAGCTTGCTTTCGGTGATCGAAGGGGCACCGGTCAACGTGCGGGACTCCACGGGTTCGGCGAATTACGTCGATGCGAACGGGCAAACCTTCGACCGCGCCGGTCTGTCGCTCATTGCTGCTGAACGCAGTAGAACGAAAGAGGCAATCGGCAAGTTCATCGGCCTAAAGCAGAAGCACGTCATTCTGATTGCCGACGAGCTTGGGGAACTCAGCGAGGCGATCTGCCAAGCGGGACTGAGCAACCTTAGCAAGAACCCCGTGTTCGAGTTAAAGGCACTGAGCAACCCCGCATCTCGGTTCGACGCTTTCGGTATCTGGTCCACCCCAAAGAACGGGTGGGAGTCAGTTAATGTGGACACCGCCGACACGTGGATCACGAAGTGGGGCGGAAAGTATATCAGGCTCGACGGTGAGAGATCGCCCAACGTGCTTGCTGAACAAACCCTGTATCCGTTCCTGCCGACGCAGGAGAAGATCGACGAGGACAAGGCTCTGCTCGGGGAAAAGTCAAGATCCTACATGCGAATGGTTCGGGCCGTCTTCTTCGACAGCGATGAATCCGAGGGCATCTACGGGGAATCCGAACTCGTGCAGAGCGGCTCCATCGGCAAGAGGGAGTTCAAGGCGGGCAGCGTGCTCATCGCAGGGCTCGACCCCGCGTTCACCAACGGAGGCGACAGAACCATGCTGGTGTTCGCCCGAGTAGGCTTCGACACCACGGGCCAGTATTGCCTGCAGTTCGAGGAGTTCGTGCAGATCAACGACGACTCTACCAACAAAGCGATCCCGCGCACCTACCAGATCGTTCAGCGTGTCAAGGAAGAATGCGAGAAGCGTGGGGTGAAACCGGAAAACTTGGCCGTTGACTCCACCGGCGCGGGATCGCCGTTCTGCGACGTGTTGTCCGGCGAATGGAGCAACGACTTCCTGCGCGTTCCTTTCGGCGGCAAGGCTTCCGACCGTCGCGTGAGCATGAACAGCCAGCTGACCGGCGAGGAGCTCTACTGCAATCGGGTCAGCGAGCTGTGGTTCGTAGGCAAGGAGTTCATGCGCACCAAGCAGATCTTCGGCGTGACGCACGAACTCGCCAAGGAGATGTCCAACCGCCGCTACGAGCTGGTCAAGGGTGGCACCCTGCGCGTGCGCGTTGAACCGAAGAGCGAACTGAAATCGCGCGCGGGGGCCTCCCCCGACTTGGCGGACGCCTCGTTCATCTGCTTGGACCTCGCAAGGCAACGGCACGGACTCGTCGCAGTAGACCCACCGCGCGAGGCCAGTGGCGGACTCTGGCCTGCTCGCAAATTTCAGTCGCTTCGCGATCTCGACGTGGTCTCCCGAAGCTCGCAAGCCAGTCTGGTTTACGACTGAAAAACGTAAAACATCCGTTTGAAAAAGAGGCTCTCGCGGAGGTTTTTCCCGCGCGGGCCTTTTTCTCGGATGACCAAATGTGCTCGCCGAGAAAATGTGAAAAGTTTCTGGAAAGTATGTAAGTGCATTCTTTTTTGTAAGTGCCTTTCGAAAATAAGAGAATATGCGGAACTCAATTACTGAGTGTAACTGGATACAGTGTTTTAGAGAGAGTTATAAAGAAGAGCGCGGACGTGCGCCTACGCGCGCTATATACGCGGGCGAGGCCAACCCTGCCGAAAAGCCTTGCACCAGATCCGCGCGCGGGGTAGTCTTTCGCCCGTGCCTGCCGCTGCTTTCCAACGAACCCCCGACGGTGCGATCCGCTACCGCGGCGAGCTGTTCCCCGGATTCAACAAACCGAAGCGCGCCCCCAAAGGAGACCCGAAGAAATACATCGTGCTCGGCAAGCAGGGGGAGAAGGTCAGCAAAGTGAAGTTTGGCCAGCGCGGCTATGAAGACTTCCTGCAACATCGTGACACGAAACGGCGCGCAAATTTCAAATCGCGCCATAATTGTGACACCGCGAAGGACAAGACGACCGCCCGCTATTGGGCTTGCAACCACAACTGGTAAACCAAAATGGCCGAAGGACTCACACGCTCCTCTTTGCGAACCCCCCAACGCGCTCTTGGCACCGAGAGCGGTCGCATGTATCGCGAAGCCCGTAAGCTTGAACGCAAGGGCTTCAGCGGCGCGGCCCAACGGGTTGCCGCAGCCGCAGCGCAGCAGAAGCTCGCCAACGAACGCCCCGGATTCCTGTCCGCTGACACGGCGATCGAAGAGCAGCGTTTGCGGATGCAGGCGGGCAAACAGGGTGCCGCCCTTGCGAGCGGCATGCGCCCGCAGGATTCCCGTCGCGGTCTCTACGAGGACATTCGCGCTGCTGCCGGTGGTGGCATCGCAGGGGCCGAAGGCGAGAAACAACTTGCAGGATTCCGCTCGCGGGCCACGCAGCTTGGAGTCACCCCGGAAGCTTTTAACCGAACCGTCGGCGGCGGACTTGGTGTTGCTTTGCCTGCGGCCACCACCACGGCAGGCGTAGCGGCAACTACTACGAACACCGTAGCAAACCCTCCGTCGGGTCCCCTGCTGGGGCCTGCGCTACCCGCACCCGCGCCGGAACCTCCGCGTGTTGGGATGATTGGGGGCAAACCCGCCAGCGAGGTGCTGAGTGATTTACGGAAGCCCTCGTTTGACGAACAGTTCGCCGATTTTACCGGTGCTTCCGGTGACACGGCTGAGTTCCTCAAAGGGGTCCGCCGACTCACCACCCCCGAAGGTGGCGACCTGTTCCGTGGTGCCGCTGTTGACGAACTCAACAAGCAGCGCATGGCCGCAGGCAAGGCTCCGTTGCCTCGCGAAGAAGTGCTGCAGGGTTTGCTTGAGCAAGACCGCGCACCGGAGAAGGCCGCGGCCACGGCACGTCTCCGCAATCGGGCTCAAGGCGTGATATCAAACTCTCGCGCATCTTTCACGCGACCCCCAATCAAACGACCCCCGACTCTCCTCCAAACAACGCTAGGGGGCCAGAACCCCCTTCCGGCCACAGGATCGCGCGAATAACCCAATCCCATCATGGCCGCAATCCAACAAGTTTTCCGCCCCCAGCCCGCGCTCACAGAGGAACCTTTCGCCGTTGACGAAGGCTTGTCCTACGAGCGCGACATCGCCCCGTTGCAGCAGCAGTATTTCAAGAACGTATACGGTAACCGGAGCATTGATCCCCGTGACCGCGAGCGCATCAGCAGGGGCATCGCACAGCAGTTCGCCGGTGCCTACGAGCAACAGGCAAAGCTGCGCGAGATGGACATGCAATCCAAAGCGCGGGACCTCAGCTACAAATCGAGTTTGTTTGCTCTGGAACAAGCCCGTGACAAGGCAGCCCGAGAACGAAGCATGATGCAGGAGCTGCCCGTCGTCACGGGTGCTCTGACGAGCATCTTGGAAAGCGAACCTGATCCAATCAAGCAGCAGCAGTCGTTATCGCGCTGGGCTCTGAACAACGCCGCGCTGCTCAGCACGAACGACGCCGCCAAGACCGCACTGCAAGCGGCTATGGGTTCTGTCAACAAACCACTCACGACCTACACCGACGAGGACTTGCTGCGCATGGGCGTGCCATTCGAGCAGCTTGACACCAACAAGGACGGCGTGGTCAGCGAAGCGGAACGCAACCCGATGCAGATCTCCGGTGCCCTCACCGGCATGCAGCGGGCCTCCGTGCTTACCAAGCAGAGCGAAGCCTTGCAGGAGCGCAGGCAGAAGTTGCTTGACGAATCGGTCGGCGCACTGACGCGGGTCAAGTTCGGCACCATCCCGTCGGATATCTCCGGCTCCGCTGAAGTGGAAGATCCGAGCAAGTTCGCCAGCGCAGGTTCCGAGGTTGCCGTCGAGAACGTGATCTCCTTGCTCGGCAGCCCAGCCGATGTCGCCGCCGCCACGGCAGGCAACGCAAAAGCAAAGTTTGACATTGCCAAGAGGCTTCAGCAAGAATACATGAAAGCTGCAACCGGAGCTGCATCGAAGACCCCCCAAGCTAAGTCACTCATCAATTCCTGATCCCCCGAATACCCCCGACCCCGACCGCTATGACGGAACCTGAAAGCTACTCGCAGTGGAGCAACAAGAATGCTCTTGACAAAGACCCAATCGAAGCACTCCGAAACTATACGGATTACCTCCGCACGGAGTATCTGAATCAGGGAGCCCTTACCGAGCAGGTTGAAAACGACATCCAATCCGGTATTGAGGAAAAGTTGCGTAGCACAGGAACCCTTCGAGACGACAACACGGAGGAGGAACTCGCGGACCTCAACACCCGTTTGTTTGCCCCCAAACAGAACAGGCTGCTCGACGCGGATCTCGTGTCGAGCTATCTCGCAATGGATGACCCCGACGCCGACGAGCCTTCCACAAAGGAGAACGCCGCGCTGTTGCGAAAATATGCGTCCTCGCTGAAGTTCAATCCCGAGGGTGCCGCGGAACTCGAAAATGCTGCGGGTGCCCTCCTACAGGACTCCGATCTTGTGCGCAAAGCGCGGGAGTCTGCCGTCGACCGCGGGGATCTACAGGCCGTAGGCATTGACAACAAAGACGGCGGGCGCGACGTTTACACGGGAAGCAACACGTTCTCCGATGAAGACCTTCCGTTGGTTGCCAGCAGCCTCGCCACCAACGGGGCGTTGGACACCTCCGACTTCCTTCGGCTCAAGAACAAGATGCGGCGGGTTCACGGAGGCAAGGCGACCGCCAACGAGGAAGAGCGCCTGCAGGAGTTCAACAATGCGCTTGAGGTGCTTTCCAAGACAGACCTCAATGTCGCGAACATCCTCGGCGTTGCACAGAACGTCGAGGCGAAAAAAAGCGCAGCGGAACAGGAGACCCTCGCGCAACGAGGCGGTATGTTTGCGCTGGCTTCCCTTGTCCTGAATCCTCTCGAACTCATCTCGGAGGGTCTTGGTAATATCTATAGCGCAGCAACCGGACAAGACTTCGCGGGCGACTTCGGTCCAACCGACGACGAAGTGCTGTCCGAGCAGCTGCGCAAAGGCGATGTCACCGCCGAACAACTCATCGCTGAACGACTCTCCGACAACGAGGCTCTCCGCAAACGGTTCAGTCCCGAGGAGATCGCCCGCTACACACGTGACATCCTCACGGCCAACACGAACTTCGCGTTCGACGCCGAGAAACCCGAAACCGGTATTCGGGAACTTTCTACGGGGGCCGTTGTTGTGGCCCCCGCGTTGCTGGCAAAGCCGCAGCTCTTTGAAGCGTCCCTCGCCAAGAGTGCCTTGAACGAGGATCAGAAGTCCACCGCTCGTTTGCAGCGTGAGGCTTCCCTCGATGAGCGCGCGCCACAGATGCTGAAGCTGCTGACCGAACTCGACGACGACGCAGCCAGCGCCTTTGCCACTGCTAAACAACAAGGCAAAACCGACAGGGCTTTCCTTGAGGAGTGGATGGCCAACGAGGACAACTACAGCGCGTTCAACAATCGTCTGTCTTCAACCGGTCTCTCCGCTTGGTCCGGTGCCAAGGACTTCGCGCTTGGTCTTGCGGCTTCCGCGACCGGATCAGAAACGATTTCCAAGTTCGCCGTTGAAAGCGCCGCGGGCACCGCAGCGCAAAGGGAAAAACGCAAGGAGCTCGCCCGCATGTTCGGTGACGACTACGGCTTGGGCCAACAGATTTTTGAGGCTCTCCCGCAGGTAGCAACGGACCTCGCGCTGGGTTTTGCAACGGCTGGCGCAGGTGCGGTTGCCGCCAAGGGTGTTGCGCGTGCTGCTATTGCCACCGCTGGGCGTCCGGCACTCATGAACACGGCACGCGCTTTTGCCAAGCAGGGCATCATGTCGCTGGACGACGTTTCATTTGCGGCCTTCCGCAAGGCCACCGCTGCTGGTGGTGGCGTCAGCACTTCCGACGCGCTCCGAGCCGTTGGGGCCAGCTGGATCAAGCGTGCGTCGGGTGATCTCGCAACCAAGATCCTACCCGTTGCGCTGCCTGCGTTTACCCGCAGCGCGAGCAACAGCTACGTTTCGATCTACGGTGGTTTGCCGGAGGGGATGTCGCACGAAGCGAAGCACAAGCAGGCTCTTGCCGGTGCCGTTGCCACGGGCTTCGCTACTGCCGCAATCACAGTAGGCATGGGCCGTATCGGATTCGGGGGTCCTGAATCCCTCGCGGTGCTTGGGTCCAAGAAAACCATCTCGGATCTCACCTTCCGTGAAGCGAAGAAGGTCTTTGAGGTTGTCAACAATCAAGGTAAGGCTGTCAGCAATGCGGCCTTCCAGAAGGCTCTTGCCGCTGAGGTCGGCGGGGCTTACAAGAATCTCGCAGCGGGTATCAGCAAGGGTGTGCTCGGCGAATCATTCGAAGAAGGGTTGGATCAAAGCATCAACATCGCCATTGAAGATGCCTCGCTGAAGCGGGAAACCCCGCTCGCCGAGAAGCTGCAGCAGGTTTGGAATGCCGCCCTTGTCGGCGGTGCCATCGGTGGCGGCTTCGCCCTCGGCCAGCAGCTCGCGCCGGTCAGTAAGTCCGCCACGACCCGTGCTCTTGAGGCCCGCGTGTCTGTCCTAGACGGCATCGCCAAGCGTTTGAGCACCAGCAATGCGCCGCAAACCGCAGCCAGCGTGCAGCGCATGATGGACGCGGCGAATGCCGCCGCCGTCGCAAGCACCAAAAAGGACGCTGCCGCCGCTGCAGCGCAAACGGCTGCTGCCCCTACGACTGCAGTGCGCACCATCGAAGAAGGCAACGAGCTTGGCTTCGATGACCCGCGTGGTGTGCCCGCAGCCGATACGCGCATCGTGGACCTCGTCGGCGAACGCGTCTACATCGACGGAACCGACATCAACGGTATCGCGGAAGTAGACACAGACACTGGCGAGGTTGTCATCAACTTCAGCAAGCCTACCAAGGTCAAGGGCAAACCGAACGTCACGCGCTACGTGCTCGGGCGGAAATACCAGAAGGCAACCGGTCTGTCGTTGCAGCCAAAGATCAAGACGCTCGCCAAGCCCGTTGGTTCCCTGCCCGCAGGGACGCGTGTCTTCAGTGTCAACAAAATGGAATTCGTGCTGCCCACTGTAGAGGCAGTAGACAAAGCACGCGCCGCGGGCAAGCCGTTGCTCGTGTTGCAGCGCGACGAGAACCAACGCGTTGTTGGTGTGTCCTTGCGTGGTGTTGCGCTGGTTAAGAGCCCCGCTGTCACCACGGACACCACCATTACCGATCCCGATCTGATGCGTGAGGTGCTGCGCCTCTACCCCGCACCGGCACCGGCTGCCCCCATCGGCAACTTCCGGTTGGAGTCCGGTGAGCAGCTTGAGCTTGACTTCAACGCCCCGCCTCCCGCACCAGCACCTACCGGGGGCTTCGCGCTGGAACCCGCTGATCAGCTTGAGCTCAACTTCGGTAGCGCGCCGGAAACCGAACCGGAACTCGAAGCCCTCGGTGAGCCTGACGACATCCAGCTCACGTTCCGTGACTCTCCCGACTACGACGAGGTTCGTGGTGCCGTGGACAGCATCGTGCTACAGATCGGCTCTGATCCCGTGCTCACCGCGCTGCATGCAACACGCCTCGACCAAAAGGGCTTTTCAGCACTCGCCTTGTCATTCACGCCGGAGCAGATCACCGAAGCCGGTGACGCGCTTGATCTCGCAATGGAGATGGCGGACGCCTTGCTGGAAGACACAGAGGCATTCAAGAGCCCGCGCATCTTCCGCCAGAACCAGTTCCTGTTCCAGCAGCTGAACAAGACTCTCAACCCACTCCGAACCAAGTATGATCGAACCATCCAGATCCGCAAGCAAGTCGAGCGCCGCGCAGGGCGCGCCGAAAAGCGTAGTTCCGCGGCGAGGCGCAACCAACGCGCCGCAGCCCGAGGCCGCGACCGCCAGAAAACGACTCAGCCTATCCGACGAGCTCAAGGCCCGAGCGATACTGGCCGTCAAGCAGATGAAGTAGCTCCCGAGCCGGAACCAACTCCGACCCCCGAACCAACTCCGATCCCCGAACCAACTCCGATCCCCGAACCAACTCCGATCCCCGAACCAACTCCGACCCCCGAACCAACTCCGACCCCCGAACCAACACCCACAGCGAAGAAGGCTGCGCGCAAAGCACCAGCACCAGCACCAGCACCAGCACCAGCACCAGCACCGGCACCAGCCGCTAAAAAGGCTGCACGCAAAGTGGCCAAGGCAGAACCCGCTGCCGAAGCAGGCATGCAAGTTCTCACCGACGCGGAGCAGCTTGAGATCATGGCGCTCTTCGCGCGGATCGACCGATTCATGGACCCCGACAATCCGCGTCGGCTCACTGGGGGCTACCGTGCTTCGCTGAAGGAGGTCACGCCAGCCCGTGACATTCGTCGCTTGCTCGCGGCGAAGGGCTACAAGGAATCCGATACCCCGACCGCTTGGGTTGATTCGGAGTCCACCGACAAGGGAAGCCCGCTCGACATCGAGAAGCTGAACGCCCTACGTGAGTGGGCCTTCAGCGGCGGCAAGCCTGCGCCAGAAACAGCCCCTGCGGTGGCCCCCGAGGGAACCACATACAGCGTTGAGGAGCTTGAAGACTGGCTCAACGAAGAGGGCAACGCTGAGTCGCTCGTCGGTGTTACGCTGCAGGGCCGTCGAGGTGAACCTGTCAAGATCGAGAAAGTGACGATAGACGAAGACGGGGAACCTCGATTCGAGCTGGATGATTTCGAAAGCACCGTCGTGCCGCTGACCGTCGAACAGCTAGTGCGTGAGATCGACCCCGAATCCTTCACCCCGTATCTGGAATCCGCCACCGTGGAACCGGTTGCGGAACCTGCTGCCGTGGAACCTGCAGGGAAGCCAACACTGGTCAGCAAGAACAAGAACGAGACTACCTACCGCTACGGACGGTGGTTGATCACGATCACCAAGAAGTCGGAGTCCACGTTCGCTGGGGGTCTGCGCAAGACCACCAACTGGACGGTCTGGAACGCTATCGACATGGTCACCAACGACCCCAACGACATGCGCGAGGGGACTGGAGGCATCATTGTGGCCCAGAAGGAACTCGACAAGGTGGTGTCTCCTGAACCCGCAGCGGCTGCAGCAGAGCCCGAGCCGGTTGCGGAACCCGCACCTGCACCGAAGCCGAAATCCTCCAGCTCGTTCTACGGGAAGAGTTACGGGGAGTGGAGCGATGAGTCCGCTAGACAAAAGGCCAAGCTTTCTGAAGTGCAAAAGGTGGCGATGCAGGGTATCCAGCACCTCAACTCTCGCACCGGAGACCGGAGCCTGAGCACCAGCAAACGATACAAGGCTTCTGATATGGGTCTCGGGGAGCTCAGCTACGACACCAACCGAAGCGAGGGCAACCTGCTGGCTCTTCGAAAGGCGCAGGAACTTGGGCTGATCCGCGATCTTTCCACCAACGCCAAGACGTTCTACCTGACCGGTAGGCAGTTTTTGGGTATGCCAACGGGACCCCTCCCATTTGATGTCTTCCCTGAAGCCTTCACCACGGACCAGCAAGCCGGAACCCTGTCTATGCTTGCGCCGAAGGGTGACAACATCCTCTACATGCTCGCGGGCCAGTCTGCGAACATGCCCCAGTTCATGCGCGACTCGCTGGAAACAGCGAAGGCTATGGCTGCGGCAGGCAAGACCCGCGAGGAGATTCGTGCGGCGACTGGCTGGTTCCCCGGAGACTATGACGGCAAGATGCGCTGGGAGATCCCAGATAATCAAGCAACGGTGGTCCCCACCGAGGAGTTCAATCAGCGCGCCACCGCTGCTTACGGCGGGCCAGTGTTCACTAACTTGTCACTCAAGTCGGCACTGGACCGCATCCGAGCGGGAACCGTGCTGCGACTCGGCGACGTTCTCAAGCACGATGCTTTGTTCTCTGCCTACCCTGCGCTGGCTGACCTCCCGTTCTTCCCGATCGGGGGAAACATCTCAAGTGGATCGTTCCGCGTTCTAGATGGTGAGCCGATGATGACCGCTACGGTCACGCTGTCGGACGGTAGGGTCAGTGACGAAACGCTCTCCACGATCCTGCATGAGGTGCAGCACTGGATTCAAAAAGAGGAAGGGTTCGCTAGAGGGGGGTCCACCAATAACCTCATCACTCAAAGCGATCTCGCCGACGCCAACAAATTCCGAGAGGCCCGAATCGCACTTCTCCGATACGAAAAATCGCTCCAGAGCTACGTCGATTCCTTGGCGGAAGAGCAAGCCAAAAAGCGGGGGTTCTTGGGTCGGGGCGGACCAGATGCGAAGCGGGTCGCCTCGTTGGAGTCTTCAATCTCAGAGGTCCAGAAATCCGTTAACGAGATATGGGTCGCCCAGAAGATTGCCCTGAACATCGACAAGGGTTCTACCCGAGCATCGCTGCTATCGGCGATCAACGCAGTGGATGTGGAGCTTGGTTCTTCTTGGGTTGTAAGCAACCGCAACAAGGGCCTCGACATGCTCTACCGCTTGCTGGCTGGTGAGATCGAAGCTCGCGACGTTCAATCGCGGCGCACGATGACGGCGGAACAACGCGCGGCAACCAAGCCCTACAGCAGCGAGAACATCGCGCCGGATCAAGCCATCGTGATGTTCGGGACGGGGGATCAGTCTTCCATACTTGCGCCGAAGGGCGACAACGTGCTTAGGCAGAACATCGCCGACATCCCTGCAGCCCTACAGGGCATGCTGCCTGCTGGATTCACCCTGCAAGCAGACCCGAACATGGATGGCGCGCTTGGCTACAATGCGGTTACCGACCCAACGGTGGTGCGCTACAACCCGAACCTCGTTGGGAGTTTCACCATCGGCCTTGCCCGTGCCGACGCACTGGCTACCCTGCGCACGGCGGTTGATCACGAACTCGGGCACGCGGCAGCGGATTCGGTTTACACCCCTGCGGACTACCAAGCCCTCGCCGATGAGCTCGGCACCGAGAAGCTTGCCGAGATTGTTGACAGATACTACAGTGGCAACGAGCCGGACTTCGAGAAGCGCGCCGCAAAAATCGCAGCCGATCGAGCAAGAGGCGCAATGCCTGATTGGAAGATCGCAGCCGAGTGGGTGCGCATGGAGATCGAACGCATCGCGAACGGACGCACCAGCGAGCAACGGATGTTGTTCCTCCGCAGCAGACCGTCGCTGCTCGCGAAGTTCATCGACGCGCTGGGTGCTTTTGTCACCCGCCTACGGGCGCGATTCTTCGAGCAACCAACCACCGGCACCGCGGCGAGCATCAGCAATGCCGCACGTCAACTTCGCAAAATGCGTAACGGTGGCTACCTGCCAGCGGCACCCAAGGCGGACCCGAACCTGCTTGGTGATGCCGCCGAATTTGAGCGGGCGCTCACGGGAGCTTCGGACAGCACGTTGTTCTCGCTCCCAATCGGTGCCGCCACCAAGGCGGGCCAAGCAGAGATCGACGGGTTCTGGCGTCGGCTCGGCAAGCGCTTCGAGAACCTGCCCTCCTACCTGAAGGTCGAGAAGGAAGCGCGAGACGGTATCATGGCCGTTGCCACAAACCAGATCGAGTATTTCCAGAAGCGCGCCGTTAGGTTGCTGGCCAAATCACCGAACGTGTCGCTCGACGACGTGCGCGACGTTCTTGGTAGAACCACACCGGCGCTCGACAATGCGGCACGCGCTCGGGTTCGCGCTGAGCTCGACGTGTTCATCAACAAGCTGCCCGCCGACATGGACGAAGTGCTGGCCGAGGAGATGATCCAGAACGAGCTCTACCGCTTGCGGCGAGTGGAGCGAATCGCGAGCAACACGGCGTTCGCACAGCAGCAGGCCGACGCACAGCAGCGCATCCGCAACAGCGGCAGCGATGAGCTTGCAGACCTACTCGTCAAATTCCGTAAGGACATCGACAACATGTCCGAGCGATTCAAACACCTCAACGCGTCGATTGACGACAACTTGGGTGTCTACTTGACGCGAACCTTTGACTTCTTCACCACCGAAGGGTGGGCGCTCATGGCCTCCAACAAGGGCGTGATGCCAGACGGCACGCAGCTCGCGATGTTCCGCGGCAAGGAGGTTGATTTCGCGAAACTGCGCGACAACGCGGCCAAGGCCTACGAGGCGGACGTCGTTGCTGACGCGCAGCGCAGGGGTGAAGTCGCCACGGCAGAGGAGATCCAAGAGCGCACCCACAAGAAGCTCGACCAGTATCTCGCTGCTCTGCAGAGCAGCACGGAGCAATACGCAGGCACGAACACCGACTCCATCAAGAAGGACATCAAGCGCTTCCTGCCGAAGCGGGACCTCGACAACGCTGTGCTTGAGCTACTCGGCGTGATCGAAGACCCATTGGAGAACGCAATGCGCACGATGGCAAACGTCGCCAAGATCGCAGCGAACGACAGATTCCTGAGCGGAGCCCGCAGCACGCTGCTCAGCATGGGTTTGGCCAGCAACAAGCCGGACGCCAAGAACAGCACGCCCGCCTTTGGAAAGCGCTACGCCGACGCGGCACTCGACCCACTTGAGGGGCTCTACACGACGCCGGAAATTGCACGCGCTCTGCAAGCCGAGTTCGGCGAGGGTGCCCGCCGGATTGATTCCACCACCGACACCCTGATGCAGGACGTCGGGACTTGGGTGCGTCACGGCGCGGCATTTGCCACGACCATGAAAACGCTGCCTTCGGTCGGGTTCCACGCGCGCAACATGGTGTCGGGCCAGTTCTTGCTGACCACGGCACAGGGCGTGGCACCCGCCAACAAACACACGCTGAAAGCATTCAAGCTCTCGTTCTTGGCGAACTTCGAATCATGGAAGCGCACGTCAGAAGAGGCTGCTGAGATCGAGCGACTCATCGAGCTGCAGATGCTGAAGGACGACACGAGCGCGCGTGCGTTGAAGGACATGACCCGCGGCTTCGAGTTCAGCAGTGAACAAGAACTCGACTCTCTGTTCTTGGCCTATCAAGAAGCGGCGAGCGGGAATCCGGGGCCTCTCAAGGCGATCTTCAAGAAGGTCGGTGTTCGCTACGACAAGACCATTGACATCCTCGCTTCACTCAACAACGTGACCGACGGCGCGGTGAAGGTGCAGGCCTACTACACCAACTTGGAAGTGCTCAAAGCCGACAAGAAACAGCAGCTCGCACAGGAAGCGGCAGATCCCGAACAGCGCCTGCTGCGCACGCTCGAACTGAAGGCCGCGGACAAAACCAAGCTGTGCACGCCGACGCACTCCCGTCGCTTCGACTGGGTGAAAAGCATGAACAAGACGAGCGCTGGCCTGATCCTGTTCCCGTTCGCGGGCTGGAAGACCGAGGTGTTCCGCACCATGTATAACATTCCGCGCCTTGCCTACAAGGAGATCACCCAAGGGGAAGGCCCTGCCGAGAGGGCGATGGGTGTGAAGAGAATCGTGGGCTGGACCAGCGTAATGTTCGGTGCAGGTAAGGCAATGGGCTTCCTCTACCAGACGATCTTCAGCGTCATCGCCGGTCTCGGCGACGAGGAGGACCGCTTCAGCGGCAGGGAGCTCACACCGGAGGAGCTATTCGCCCTGCGGGAGTCCATGCCGGAATGGCAAAAGGGCCACGATGTCTTCACGCGCTTGACGGAGAGCGGCGTGATGGTGATCGACATGACGGCGATCACCCCCTACGCGCAGCTCACCGACATGGGGAACATCATCTTGGAGGGTATTCAAACAGGGGAAGGCCCCAGCGGACGGAAGGTCGCTTCCTACGTGGTGAACCAGCTGATCGGTATGCAGATCGCAGCGAAGACGGCCAGTGAAATCTGGCCACAGAACGAGAACGACTTCGGGCAGCCGATCTACCGCGAGAATGACAACGCCGCGGAGGTGTTCGGCAAAAGCATGCTGCACTACGCCGAGGGGGCGATGGAGCCTGCGATCTCTGCCTTCGTGCGCAAAGCGACACGCACAGGCGAACAGGACGCGAAGGAGATGATCGTCGGTGAGTTCACTGGTGCGCGCCCACGGATTCAGAAGCTGAGTGAAATCGAATACCGCGCGTTCCGCGGTGTGAAAAAGATGCTCGACGACAGTGCGCAGATCAAGTCTTCGCTCGTCACCGGCAGGAAACTAGACGACAACGAGGTAGAGCAGACGCTTCTCGAACACCAAGAAGCCTTGAACCGAACACAGCGCAAGCTGGCCAAGACCGTTGAGGGTTTAAAGGGTTTGGGCTCAACGCGAGGTTCGATCTTCAGCAGCGCGAAGAACGCGGGCTTCTCAGCCCAGCGCGTCGAGCTTGCCGAGCAGGGTAGGAACTACCGCTGGACTCCGAACCAAGCATGGCTCAAGGGTGTGTATCAGAACATGACGCGCACCGGAGAGGACGACCCGATGAATCGGATCAACACTATCCGGCGCGCGCTATCGGGTCAGCCCGCTGTGTTCAACGTCGTCGAATGAGTATGCACAGGACGTAGATCCACGGGACGTAGAGGATGCCGAAGAACAGGACGGTCACGATGAAGTTGAAGATTTGCAATTTGTTGTATCTTTCTGTGTGTTAGTTTGTTGTGCCTGTTCGAACGCAGTGCGCATGGCTTTGAGTTCACGCACGCTGCGCTCATGGAACCAGCGCAGCAGTTGCCCTTTGGCCGCTGCTGCGCGGAGCTTCTTGTCATAGTAGTCGCTCAAAGCTCTTCGATTGCGCGGTTGACGAACTTGCGGATGTGTGCCTCGACGGCATCAGCCATGTCTTCATTGCCTTCGCCATCGAGGCCGCAGGCCATGAGGGTCATGTCGATGAAGAGATCCAGCACGCGCTCCATCTCAAGGTGCTTGCTGCGCACGGTCACGAGCTGGCAGTAACTCGTGAAGAACAAACCCTTGCGGGTTAGTTCAGCCTTGATGTTGAAGATCTGCGTGCCTGTGTCGATTGCGTCGACGAGTGTGTTTTCAGTTTGCATGGTAGTAGTTTAGGTTGGAATCAGTTGAAGTCAGTGGTCATGATGGTGTCACCAAACGGGTAGTGTTCGGGCTGGCACAGCGTGCTGACCCAGAGAACTGGGTAGTCGGGTGCCTGCAAGGAATTGATGTCGTAGGCAACGCCGTCGGTCAGGTAGACCAGCACGTCGGGCTGTATGTTTTCACGCTGCACCCAGTCGAAGGCAGGTTGGAACGCGGTGCCGCCACCACCCTTGAGCGACAGCGGCATGTCGTCGCCGCGCTCAAGGGTTACTGCTTCACACACGTAGTGCGATACCGACAGCAGGTGCAGCCGCTCGGGTCTGAGTTCCTGCAGTATGGTGTGTGCCTCCTTGAGGAACCTGTCGTAGACACGGGCGGGCACCGAACCGGAGGTGTCGATCACCAGCACGATATCGCCCGCGCTGCGCTTGCGCCTGCCGCAGCAGACCAAGCCGGTGCTGCCGTGCACGGGTGCATTGAACGGGCTGGACCAACCGCTCCGTGAGCTCCCGCGCAGCCACTCGTGCAGCAGTTCGGCCCACGGCATCGGCTGCGGAAGCACGCGCTGCTGCATGACCCTCGTTCCGGTCATGCCGCTGTCGCCACCACCGGCGCGCTCGATGTGATCTGCAAGGAGCAAGCGGTCATTGTCCTCCTCCATCTTGGCCGCTACCGAATCATCCGTGTCGTTCTCACCGACGATCGGTTTGTAGGTGTCTTCGGCTCCGGTGCCGACGAAGTCATCGAGCGAATCAGCAGAGCCCGAATCAGTGCCGCCGTCGGCGGTATCAGATCCATCATCGTCTGCAGCAGTATCACCACCGGTATCGAGCCCAGCAGTGTCGTCCTCTTCGCTTTCTGCGGCGTCGTTGCCTTCGCCTTCGTCGTCACCGGCTGCGCCTTCGTCGTCATCGTTGTCTTCTCCTTCGTTGTCATCTTTGTTCTCATCTTGCTTAGGTTCAGGGGCTTTCGGGGTTGGTCTCTGCGCGGGCTGTTGCAGTTCCCGATACAGTTGCTCGACGGACTTGTCGCCGCTGAGCTCTTCGTTCAGGAGCACGCCGTCGATCAGCGGGAACACCGCCTTGCCGAGCTCCTTGTTGCGGGCCTTGATCATCGCGTTGATGATGTAGTCCGCCGCGACGTTCGCGCACTTGGGGTCCCGCATCTTGGCGAGACGCCAGCCGTGTCCGAGCAGCGCATGCAGTGACTCATGCACCAGCAGGAAGGCGCAGAGCCCAACGCCGTTCGGCTGTCTTTGCAGCTTGTTGATGCCTGCGGGGTTCAGGATGAGCTCCCTGCCATCGGTTGCCCCGTATGGTGTGGCCGCGGACCAGCGCCACTCCAACGAGAGCAGCTTGCTGTAGGCCAACGGCCAGTGCTTGGATACCTGCCGCAAGGCGCGGCTGAGCAGCGCGTCGTTGCTTAGTTTGGTTGGGTCGAATGTTTGCATGTTGTTTGTTCTGTTTGTGTTCAAAGGCCAATGGCTGCGAGGGTGTCGTCTGCCGTGTTCATAGCCTGCACCACCTTCGCCGCCGCCGCTGCGCGCTCGTCCTTGGTCATGGCTTCCTTGCGCTCGGCGAGCACACCCTCTACCGCTGCGAGTGCGGTGTTGATCTCGGGCAATGCAAGCACGTTGAGTTCCCGAACCCGCCTCGCTTCGGCAGCGAGCTTGTCGAACTGGGTGACATGAAAGCGCTCGGCATTGCGGAGGCGGTCCAGCACCTCGTCGAGCGTGGACTTCAGATCCTGCACCGGTGCGGCGTGCGCCTTGTGCAGCATGTCGTGGACCTGCGCCTTCGACTCGGCACGCACACGGTTGGCCACTTCCTCCGACAGTCCGTTGAGCACGGGTCCATCAATGGCCATCGGCTGGTTGGTAAACGCGAGGGACATCGTGAACTTCGACGCAACCTCGCTCGCCGTGGGCACCGCGACTTCCTGTGCAAACGAGCCGAGCCGCTGCAGCACGCCGTCCACGATGGTAGGGTATGTCGCAAGGATGTCTTCGCGGATTGTGTCCAACTGCAACAGTGCCTCGTCGAAGATGTCCTGCACGCGCGGGACATCGCGAACCCTGACGTAGTGACCGCCCGCCGAGCACGGCATGCAGTGTCGCCGTATCAGGGTTCCGGTTTGGTTTTGCAGGGAAATCGCACGCCCTACGGCGGTGCCCTTGGCGTTGATCACCGAGTTGTAAAGGCGCGCCGCGCTTGATGCCGCGCCCGCACTGGCGGTTGCCCTTGCGGTGGCGCTGCGGTTCAGGGCGGTGGTGCGTGGTGCGGTGGTGCTGTAGAAGCAGAGCACGATGCTGTGGATGGTATTCATATTTCGTTGGTCTAGTTGTGTTGTTGTTGTTCGTTTGTTCAGTCGAGCAGTAGCGTAGCGCCTGCTGGAAGTTGGTCTAGTGGTATGCCGCGCCGAACTGCGGAGCGTGCACCGTAGCTTTGGATATCGCCGCGGCAGCGCAGCAGCAGGGACACGAGCCAGTCGAAGGCACCGGCATGTGTGGCAGCCGCGAGATCCCGCACGCCGCGAGTAGCGGTGGCGAGGCAGGCACTCACGAGTGCGTATTGCGAAGCTGGATCGAAGGGCACGTCGAAGTTGTCGGGGTCCGCCTTCAGGGCATTGATGTCGGGCACGCGGTCGACGTGTGTGAGGAACCCGAAGTATGCGCTCGCCGCACGTGCACCGATGCTGCCCTCGACGCAGGCCATGAAGGTGTCCTTGTCCGTCGTGCGCAGCGAGCTGAGCAACGCGACCGCTTCCCATGTGCGGGGACACGGATGTGGTTCGCCGTCGTAGGGTTGCTTGACCGCCGGATTGAAGAAGTCCCAGCCGTCGCCCGCCGTGGTGCCGAAGCGCAGGAAGGCTGGCACGTGTGACCCGCTTGCAACGAGCGCGGGCTGGGAGTCATACCAGTCGAGCCAGTCGCCCACGTTCGGTTCCAACGTGACCTTGATGCAACGCTCGGTGAACGGCGCGTCCTCCACTGCGGAGCGTGTGCCATCGCTGCGTCGGTTGCCCGTGACAACCACTGCCACGTTGGTGCCCAGCTTGTGGGGTCCAACGTAACGTGCGCCAGCCGCAGGGTAGAGGCCGCGCAGCAGGGCGCGCACCTCTGGGTCGTAGTCGGGCAGCTCGTCCAAGATGAGCAGCACGGGCTTGTCGCCGACACGCTCGTAGGTTGGCCAGATGACCGGCGCGCTGAAGCGCATGTCGCCGTTCGGCTGTGGCAAGCCGTAGCCCAGCACCTCCTGTGGTCCTTGGCCGCAGAGGTTCACGAGCCAGCATTCCCTGCCCGTCGCGGATGCGATGTCGTTGCAGGCGATGCTGGTCTTGCCGCTTCCGCCCTGTCCTACGATGAACAGGAAACGCTGCGTGTTGAAGACGGCGGGGGCAATTTGCTTGAGTGCACTTGGTGTTGTTTTCATATCGTGTTTGTTTTGTTTTCAGTCGTCCTCTGGTAGCCAGAGGGAAATCAGTAGCAGCACAGCGGCTGCACTGGTGCAGAGCACCAGCAGCCCGTCGAGTAAGCTGAGCAGGGTCATGCCTCTAGGTTTTTGAGTTCCCGTCGGCGTTCCTGACGCACCTTGCTGGCGTGCTTGATGCTGCGCTGAAGGCGGGTCAGGCGGGCGGCGTCGATGGCCCGCTTGAATTCGCGCAGCGAGCGTGTCGGTTGCTTGGCGAACCAAGCGATGAGCTGCCCGCGCTCGCAGTTGTGTGCAAGCACGCGCCCTTGCTTGAGCGCCCGCTCCTTGCGGTTCTGTGCCGCCCTTCGAGCGAGTGCCTCCTTGCGGGCTTCGGTATTTCGTTGGGTGCTCATGTCAGTAGCTGTCGTGTAGGATGACGCCCTTCGTGTCGTAGCTGAGGTCCGTCATGAAGTAGACCCATGCCTCGATGCTGCCGCCGCTGTCAAGCTCAATGGTGGTGAGCTCCCTGCGATACCACTGCGGGTGTCCTTCAAGGCCGTCCAGTGCCCGCAGCGTGGCCGCGGTAACCTGATACACTTCGACCTCCACGCGGTGCCCGCGACCGGGTTCCTTGAGCAGATACGGCAGGCCGTGGATGATCAGGGGTAGTTTGTCCGCAGTGATTCCGCTGCCGGTGTAGTAGCTGTCGTCAAGGTAGCGGTCGTGGTTCCCGTGTCCCTGTTTCAGGGTTCCGTAGACGGCTACAGGATACAGGTCCTCGGCACCTACCGGATCTTCTTCCTCGTGGAAGCTCAGCACGGGGCCATGCGTGCCGCGCATGCCGGTCTCCCACTCGTCTTCCCACGTGTCCGGCCCCCTGCCGTAGTGGGTGGTCTTCGTAGCGGGCGCAGCGTAGACATCCAGCAGCACGTCGGGCTTGCTGTAGAGGCAGTCGTCGTCATGCTTATGCCAGAGATCCTCGTTGATGATCTCCACGGCACCGGTCTGCGTGTCGCAGATTGCAAAGCGGCAGTTGTGCGTGCCGAGAACGGTAGCCCAATACTTCTTGGGCACGGTGCCGAGCAACTCTGCAAGCACTGCGGTGTCGACGTGCTTCTCGCTGCGCAGCCGCTCGACCGTGCCGTTCTGCATGAGCAGGTAGCGGGAGTCGATCGGGAATGGGTGGCACTGCTTCTTACCCGTCTTGCCGCTCGTTGAGTAGCGGAAGTGCGCAGTGTAAGGGCGAGCGCAGAGCATGAGCTTCAACGGCTTGTCGAATGACATGGTGCGCACGACCGAGCCGTCGTCGTGGTAGAAGATGCCGAAGCCGTCGGGGTTGTAGCACAGGGCGCTTTCGATGATGTCGGTGTCGATGTCGACGCCGAGAGGGTTATGTATAATAAGGCACATATCGTATGGTTGTGTAGTAAGTGTTTAGCAGGGTTGGTTCAGACGTATTGGGCGATCGACTCATGGATGTGGCCGTCGAGGAACCAGCGGTTGAAGTGCCGTGTGAGCCTGAGGATCTTGGCGTATTGCTTGCGGTCCCCGCGGTAGACCTCCTTGAACAGCAGCGTTTTACAGGAACGAACGTAGCGGTTGAGCGACCAGCCTTCGTCTACCGCACTGCAAGCAAAGGCGAGCAGGTCGAAGCGCCGCAGCAGCTGGTCCCCGTTCTTGACGGCGGGGGGCAGCCTGAGCTCGACGCCGAAAGACTTCGTGCGCAGCGGTGAATACTTGGTGGTGCCGTGCTCCACCTTCTTGTCCTCCACGCAGTAGCTGTTGTTCAGGCGGTTGCGGTAGATGGCATACCACAGTGGCGCGTAGCGGCGCAGCTCCAAGAGCAGTTCGCGGGGTGCGTGCTTGCTGCTGGAGATGTTGACGTGCCCGCCGCAGCGCGTGTCCGCAGGGGCATCGAGCCACCGCTGCGCTTGCACCACGTGCTGCTCGAACAGCGTGCGCTTGCGCAATGGGTCGTAGACATGGGTGATGCCCTCAATGCCACAGCTGCCGTCGCACTCCCAGCCTGCGAATAGATCGGTGCTTCCGATGTAGTCGCCTTCGCTGTCGCAGCCTCCGGGTGACTGGTTCTTCTCGACCTCGAAGCCGAGCCCCCAGCCGCTGAAGTCACTGTCGTAGCGGCCGTGGAAGTCCGGCGCGGGGGAGCTGTGATACTCGTTGATGTGGTCCGCGCTGCTTTTGCAACTGCTGCAGTCGTCGCAGTTGTCTTCGTCACCATACACATACTCCCCGCTGCTCTCGCAGTAGTGGCACTCGTCTCGGGGCCAGTATTCACCGTCTTCGCAGTAGACGTGCGTGTCCCCCTCGGAATAGAAGGCATCACCGTGGCCGTCGGTGCCACACTCCGACTCATGATACCACTCACCGTCGATGCAGCGTGCGAGTTGCTCGAAGGTGTAGTTGCCATCTTCCAACGAGACCACCCTGTGGGGGTTCCTTTCGGTGTCGACGTAGCAGTTCTCGTGCTCCAGCCACACAACACCCTCGTCATCGGGCAGCGCGGGTTCCGTAACCACGCCGCTACCGTAGAAGCGGCCGCCGTAGCCAACCCCATTGCAGACACCGTTGATCACCGCCAGCACGGTGTCGGTCTCAAGCACGCGCCTGCCATCATGGAGCGTGACATAACCATCTTCGTCCTCCACTTCGTTCTCTTCGTTCTCTTCGTCGTTCACTTTGTCTTCAATCATAATAACAGAGGGTGGTTCAGGTAGGGCGGCGGGTGCCGGTGCAGGGGGAAACAGCAGGTCGTGCGTTGCACTGCCGAGCAGCACGGCGTAGTGCGTGCCATCGGATTGGCCGTTGAACTCGACTTGGGTGTCCCACGTGACGACCTCATGCCAGTCCTGCAGCAAGGCAAGGTGCCCCAGCGGCTGCAGGTCGTGGGGGTATTGTGGGCTTCGGATGGCCAGCAAAGGCCCACGACCGGCGTAGCGGTAGCCTGCCGGTGCCGCAGGGGCGGGGAACAGCCGCGCATGTGTTGCACTGCCAACGCGCACGCAGTAGTGCGTGCCTGCGGCAGCGCCGTTGAGTGAATACGTCTGACCGCACCACTCGCCATCGGTGTGGCGGCCGCAGCACAGCAGTTCTCCTGCGATGGTGTCCCGCAGGGGTGCGCCTTGCAAGGGGCCGAGACCGGCGTAAACGTAGCCGTCTGGCAGGGTGGGGCAAGGGATGATGCCGGTGTTGATGTCAATGTTGTTGCTCATCTTGTATTGTGTTTGTTGTGCTGTGTCATTACAGCATACAGGGCACGCTTGCGGGATGCAGGCGTGCCCTGTATGCTGCACCCGTTACCCTCTACAAGGTAACGGGCACAGGGTTCGGGTTTCAGATGCGCGCGCCCTTCTCAAGGGGCGGCAGCGTGTTGTGCTGTGCGGGTGGGGTTTGCCACGCGGTGACGCAGAATAACACGCTGCGCCCGATGACGGGCACGGGCGTGCTGAGCTTGTGCAACGCGCCGCGGGCGGCGAGGTATTGGAGGGCCGCGTTCACGGCTGTCTGGTTCGGTGTCATAGGATACAGGATACAGGGTTCAGGATACAGGGTTCATGTGCCGGTGCACGGCTCTCTCAAACGAATTCCACGCTTCTTGCACCTGCTGCTTCCGTTGTGGGGGCAGCACGGTGACGTAGCGTGTCACTTCCACCCGCAGGGCGGCGAAGGCAGCAACGGGTGGTTGCCCTGTGGTGCCCACGATTTCCTGCAAGCGCACCACCCACAGGGCGTGCGTCGTGTTGAGGTCTTGCTCTGCCTTTGCCTTGCGTCTCTGGCGCGGGGAGCCGAAGCTTGATACAGGGTTCATGGTTCAGGATGCGGCGAGCGCGGGGTTGTGGGTGTAGATCACGTCGTCGCCGTCTTCGTCGTCGTAGACGATGTCCGAGTCACACTCCCCGACAGGCCACCACTTGTCATCGGTGCAATGCACGTGCGTGTCCAACATTCTGTTGAATGGATTGCCGTAGCCGTCGCAGCCAACGTAGCGCGCTGGCACGTGCTTGTCGCCCACTAGCTTCGTGTAGGCACGGAAGGTGGGCGTGGGCCAGTTGCTCCCGTCGTCCGCCATGACGAGGTCGGGGTGCGCCTTGTCGGCAAAGCCAATGTCGTGCCCGCCGTAGAGCGAACGCAGCACGACGTTGTCGGGGTGGTTCACGGGGCGTAGCACGCAGTAGACGCCATCACCCTCTGGCGGGGCGTCGTGCTCGACATCGAGCCCGTATTGGAACGTCTGCTTCGGAGTGCCACGAGTGATTACGTAGACGGGCCTACACGCGTGCCTACGCTGCTTTTCGGCAGTGATGCGGGCGAAAAGGGCGTCAAGTTCATCGAGGGTATACTCTTGGAGTTTCATGTCTGGTTTGTGTTGTAACGCTGCTTCATGCAGCCGACAAAGCACGCGCACCGTTTTGTGGTGAGCGTGCCCTGTAGGCTGCACCCCGCAGAACAGGTGCGGGGTGCGTTGTGGGTCATTGGCGCATTGGGTGCCCGCTCAACTTGCAGCGGGCATACATCGCGCTGCGGGCGGGGTGCAGTGGCTCGTGCGCCTTGGCCTCATGGGAGGCCGCGGTGCAGAGCGCATGCGTGCGCATGCCTTGTGCGCGCCGTGCGGCGCGTCTTAGGTCGGACGGTGACTTCTTCATGTTCTTGTGCCTGTATACAAACAGGCTACAAGGCACCCTGCGTTGGTGCACGGGTGCCCTGTAGCCTGTCGCCCTGTATGCCTGCCTTGTGCATGGTGCACGGTGCGGGATACAGGGCTCAGGGTTCGGGTTGGAAGGCACGGCGCGCGAATAGATCGGCGCGCGGTGTGCCTAGGGTTGTTGACTTTGTCTAGTGGCCCTTTTGCTTTGTTGAGTGGAGTCACGGCGTGCACGCACGAGCCTTGTGAGCCCGTGCCTACGCTATCCAATGCGCGATCCGCTCCGTTTGAGCGCGCGGTGCCCTTGTGTCCTTGCCATCGGACGGGCTTGTGCGGATTGCCTCCCGCGTAATGGCGCGGCGAAGCACTACAAGCGCACCCCTTTTCAGGGATGCGCGCGCTTTCCTCTCGGTGTGTCCGTTTTAATGCAAGTGGGTTGCGCTTTCTTGTTTCCGCCCCGCGTGTTCCGGCTGTCAGCTTGCGCCGTTCCGGTGGTTTTCGCCTGATACTTTGCACGCGTGAATCACCCGCGTTCCAACGGTGAATGAATCCGTTGGAACGCGGGGAAAACAGCTGTCAGCTTGCGCCGTTCTGCCGCGTGCGTTTCTCTAAACTTCTTCCGCGTGCTTTCCGCGCCTTGTGAAAGACAAGCGGAAAGCGCTTCCCGCCGTGCTTTTCATGCGCGGCGGGAAGCGGGAAGGTGGAAACAAAGAAAGCGCTTGCCCTTGCCTATTATCGGCAAGTGGGAAGCGCTTGGGATGGAAAAGAGAGGTTGAAAGGTCTTTGTGCCATTACATCGCGCGGATAAACAATACCCGCGCCGGACCTTGCTTTGCGCGCCCCATGCGCGCCGTTTGAAGCGGAAAGAATCAAACGGCGGGAATCTCGGCGGAAAGCGGCGGAAAGGAAACCCATAGCGCGCGCCCCGTGCATTCTGACAGGGAGGCGGGCGGGCGGGGGATTCACTTCGCACGCCGCTAGTTCTTGCGAAGTAGCGGCGGGGGGAATCCCTTCCTTTCCTAGGTCATGTTTCAAGGGTTTTCCCCCGCCGCTAGTTTACTACCCCTAGGGGTAGTAAGCTAGCTTGGGGGGGCGCTTAGGACAAGCGCCCGATGCTCTCCAACGACTCAAGCGCTAGGGCGAGCCTAACATACGCACGCCATAGTTCCGCGTCACGGGAACCAAGGAAGCCAAGCGCCTCCAATTCTTTGCTGGCCTTGTCGACAGCGCTTGGGGAAGCGGCGACAAGGGCGACGTTTCGCCTTGTCCCGTCTTTCCCTGCCGTGATCCCGGAACGCTTGTCGCGCTTGGCTGAGCGCTTGGCGCTGTCTTCCAAGTCTTCCATGCCAGCGGCACGATCGACAGCGGAAGCGATGCGCCCGCAAGCGCTTTTCCAATCTCGTTCTACTTTCTCAAGTGATGCGATGGAAACCCTGATCCCGTCAACTGTTGCGCTTGTGGCAACAGGAGCAGGAGCAGGAGCAGGAGCAGGAGCAGGAGCAGGAGCAGGAGCAGGAGCAGGAGCTTCGACGGTGGAAACTACGGCGGAGTTAACTTTATTGTTTTTCATGTATTCGATGAATCCCCCCGCCGTGATTCCCGCCCTCCCCATCATGGGAAGAGCAACAAAGGAAGCGGCGGGGGAATCCCCCTTAGCGGGGGAAAACCCTTGAAACAGTAATGGAAAAGAACAAATCAGGCTAGGGGTGGAAAGCGCTGTCTTGCGTCAAGCAAGCGGGGCGCTTTCTTCCTTCCTACCGCTGAACTTGCCAGCGGCGGGGGAAGAGAACCACACTAGAAAGGGATTTACAATGCCTTTCGACATCGGGAAGAACGATTGTTTATAAGTCATTCATTATCAATGGTTCCGGATACAGGGAAGGGGAGCGGTTCGAGGGGGAAAAGGCAAGGCCTACCACCCCCCACTAATGAGACTGGTCTCAATAAGCCCTGATTCCTGAACCCTGATTCATGAAACGGATTTCATGTATTAGGATTCATGAAACAGGATACAGGCTACGGGTAGGGGGTCGCTTTTTACGCGCGGGCGCGTGAGTATATATACCCCTGTGAGAAAAAATTATTGGGTTGCGGGTTTTGCCCGAAACAGGTAGGGTTTGAGCGTGCAAGACGACGAAAACCACACGAGGGCTCCTACTACGCCATGAACAAGGAGGCCCGAAAGGAGTATCAGAGACGCTACTACGCCGAAAACCGGCACAAGATGCGCCGCCAGCGGGAGCTGCGAGAGGTGTTGGAGCCCGACAAGGCTGAAGCTTATCGCGCCTACCAGCGAGCTTATTACTTGGAACACCGAACCGAGCTCACGGCGAAGCGCAGGGAGCGAGATCGACGGAAAAAGCAAGCACTTTTTACGTCACTAAAAAACCCGACAGCTTCAGTAGATACTTGTTGCAACACATAGGTGAATTGGTAGGATACCTGCGTGCTCACCAAAATCAATACCCTCTACCTCCCCGAATTCTGCCGCCGCGCAGGAACCTACTGCCTCTCCATTGGTGGTCATCACTACTACGGATCAACCGCGCATTTAGGTTCTAGGAGGTCAGACCATCGCGCAAAGCTTCACCGAGGGGAACACCCCAACAAGGCGATGCAGGCCGCGTTTGACGCCGCACCAGAAGCTCTTCTATTCACAGTGATCGCTGTCATGCCTGAGCGGCACGGGCTGGGGTCCAAAGAGCTGAGGGCGGCACTACGAAAGGCCGAGCAGGTGCTGCTAGATGCCTCCGAGAGCGAGGGCAAGAGGTTGAATTCGTCAAGTTCGGCTACGCACAACTCCAATATCAGCGAGACCCTCAAGACGAAGTGGGCTGATCCCACCTTCAGGGAGTCTCAGATGGCGGCTGTGCAGAGCCGCAAGGGGGTCCTAGTCACGCAGGAGACCCGCAAGAAGATGTCCGAGGCAAAGAAGGGACACAAGAACCACAATGCAAGGGCTTGCGTGGTCGAATTTGACGGAATAACGCACCCCTTTGGCTGTGTTGCGGACGCAGCGAGGCATTTTGGCGTAAAGCAACAGGTCATGGATGGCTGGTTGCGCGGCCTGTTCGCGTTTCCGGGATCAGGAACCCGGAAACCTCGGAGCTCAACGCAGCATCTCTCGGGCATGACTGGTTACTACGAATCCTGAACCCGGAATCAGGTAGCGGACACCCCGTTTAGGGTTCACGTAACGGAAACGGTATACAAGACACAGCGTGCGCATTAAGACAAAAAACAAGCTTGACAACCCTTAGAGGGCGTGCATCAGGCAAAAAAGCCCCATTCAGCGAACCGCGCGCAGGTCAAGCAGAATGTCTGAGCACGCGCGTTTTCCGTGTGGGGCGCAGTGTCACCGCGCGCGTGCCGGACCCCGGAAACAGGGTTCAGGAAAGGATTGAACGAGGGTTCTTTTGGCCTTCGGATGACCAAATGTGCTCGCCGAGAAAATGTGAAAAGTTTCTGGAAAGTATGTAAGTGCCTTCTTTTTTGTAAGTGTCTTTCTTGAACAAAGAATTGAACAAGGGGTCTTGGGAAACTCGGATGACCAAATGTGCTCGCCGAGAAAATGTGAAAAGTTTCTGGAAAGTATGTAAGTGCATTCTTTTTTGTAAGTGTCTTTCGAAAATAAGAGAATATGCGGAACTCAATTACTGAGTGTAACTGGATACAGTGTTTTAGAAGAAGATTAAAAGAAGAGCGCGGACGCGCGGGCGCGCGCGCTATATACACGTGCGCGCGACCCTCGGATTAAATCAGTTTCGGCTTGACCGGCACCGGTGGGTCGCTAGGGTCCTGCCCGATGAACGACATTTGCTCCGAGAAGAACCTGTTGCCCATTCCGGGATTCCCTGCCTACGCCAGCTCGCCCGACGGACTCGACGTGTGGCGCATCGTGCCAGCCCTGCGCGGACCCACCGCGGGTGTGCAGCACCGCATGCGCCCGACGATGCACCCGCGCGGACTCGAATGGGCCTACCAGCTCAGCTCCGAGGAAGGCAAGCGTTGCCGCATGCCCCTGAGCCGCTTGGCCAAACTGATGCTTGACAGCAGTCGTGGGAATTGCGATGCTACCGCTACCGAATGACCGACACCACCGCCAGCGGGCTCAACGAACTTGAGCTGCTCAACCTCGACGCCGACACGGGTGCTCCACCGGAGTCTCGTTTGCGTGATGTGAAATCGGCGGTCTCGATCTACTCGACCCTCCGGCGCGCCGACGAGCGCAGCAGCGCGAACAGGGCTCGCATCGACGGGATGTTCGACGGTGTTGCTCCCTACGACCAGCGCGTGCTGCAGTCGACTGGGCAAGGATCTCGCACCAACCTGAACCTCGGCGAGGGGCAGCGTTTCTTGGACATTGCGATGTCCGCCTACGTCGACCTCTACAGCTCGCTGGAGCGTTTGGTTTCGGTCAAGGTGCGCCGCGGCGAGCCCGCCGAGCGACAGGACGCGCAGGACATCATCGGCGAGGAGATCACCCACGCCTTGCGCGAATGGCCTGAGTTCCACTCGAACTTCCTTCGCCTTTGCGGGGAGTTCACGAAGCACGGCGTTTCGGTCTCCTACTTCGATTCCCCAAGCGGTTGGAAGTTCCGTGTTTGTGGTTTCGGGGACTTCCTGATCCCACGACAAACCGTTGCCTCCGAGGAGGGAATCGAGGTTGCCTGCGCGCGTCGTCAGTATCTGCTGCACGAACTCTACGGCTTCATTCGCGACGAGGAAGTCGCTACCAAAGTCGGCTGGGATATCGAGGAAGTGAAGCGCGTGATCACCAAGAACGCCCGCACCACGGGACGCTCCGGCACCACCACTTTCTCCGATTGGGAATCGACCCAGCGGGAACTGAAAAACAACGACCTCTACACCGGAATCGAGAACACGACGGTCGAGGTCTTGCACTTCTGGGTCCGTGAATTCGACGGCACGGTGTCGCACTTCATCTGCGCCGAAGAGGGCGCGAAGAGCTTCATGTTCAGCAAGACGGGCATGTTCGACGCGCCTGAACAAGCCTACGTTTTGTTCACTTTCGGCGTAGGCACGAACGGAACCTACCACTCGATCCGCGGGCTCGGGCATCGCATTTTCAACCACGTCCAGACCAGCAACCGCCTGCGTTGCCAGATGATCGACGGGGCAATGCTTGCCAGCGCCGTGATGATCCAACCGGAATCCCAGCGCGCCCTTGAGGACTTGTCCTTCACGTTCTACGGCCCGTATTCGGTGCTGTCGCCGAATGTCAAGATCGTCGAGAAGGCCATCCCGAACCTCAGCAATTCGGTGCAGCCAGCCCTTGCGGATCTCCAAAACCAGCTTGCGCAGAACGTCGATTTGCTTTCCACCTACGGCCCCGCGCAGTCCTCGCCCTACCGCAACAACCTGCAGGTGGAGCACGACCTCGCCGTTGCCTCCCGCCTGTCCGGCTCCACCCTGAACCTGTTCTACGCCGCTTGGAGCCGCTTGCTTCGTGAGGTTGTTCGACGCTTTGTCACGGGCGACCGCAAGGACCGCGCGATCAAGAAATTCTTCGACCGCTGCGCCGAACGAGGCGTCAGTGCCGACACCATCAAGAGCTTGGACCCTGCGCTCACGACCGCCGTGAAAGCGATCGGTGCAGGTTCGCAAGCCAACCGTTTGCTCGCGCTGCGGGAACTCAACAACATCTCCGGCTCCTTTGACGACGTCGGTCGCAGGAACCTGATCCGCGACATCACCGCCACACGGGTTGGCCATGATCTCGTTGACCGCTACGCTCCGGCTGCACCGGAACCCCGTTTGACCGTCGATGCGAAGATCGCGATGATGGAGAACCAAGCGATGTCCTCGGGCACGCCCATTCCCGTGCTCGACAACGAGCTTCACGGCATGCACCTGCGCGTGCACGCCCCGGAACTGCAGCAGCTCCTTGCCGCCGTGCAGACCGGCGCAGCGGACCCCGTGCAGGTCCTGCCAATCGTGCAGTCGATCTACGAGCACGTCATGCAGCACTTGCAGTTCCTGTCGAGCGACCCCGCGGCGCGGGGCCAAGTTTCCGAGCTCAAGCAGCTCACGCAGATCGCCGAAGAGGTCATCACCAACACGGGTCGCAAAATACAAGCCATGCAGCGCAAGCAGCAGGAAGGCGCTGCTGCCCCTGAAGGACAGCCGCAGGGACCAACCCCCACCGAGCTGAAGTTCCAAGAGCACGAACTCAAGATGTCGATTGCCCGCCAGAAGGCTGAACTCGACATGCAGATCCGCGAAGCCAAGTTCCAGCAGGAGCAAGCGATCAACGACGCCAAGGGTGCCGTTTCTCTTGCCCGCGTTTAACACTATGACCACCCCGAGCCCTAAGTCCGCTGATTTCGTGTCGTCTGTTGAGCGCGCGATTGCGCTCAAGAAACGGACGGGATATGGCAGCCGTCCAGACGGAACCTCAAAGGGTATGGGCTGGCTCGGGGAGCTTCGCCTACCTGACGGGGGAGTGGCCACGGAATACACAATGCAATCGGACGCTGTGAAGGATCCGAAGGGTCAGCGGATTGATTTCCCTACTTTGGTTCCGACGCTTACCGCAGAAGAAGTCAGGCTGATGGTGGGTGACATCATCCCGAATAAGAAAGACATACCGGAGACCATCATCCAAAAGGCCATTGACCACGCGAAGACCCGAATCAACCGAGGGCAAAGTGTGTTCGCCCCCACAGCCCAACCCGAGCCGTCTAGCTTTTTCCGCAGCAAAAATATCTAGCACCCTCTGACGGGACCCACGTTTGACCCCAAATCTTTTGACAACAAAAGATTGACCTGAACCCGGTATCCGGCTACAGATTCCCGCATGCCAGCCCGTCGAACCCGTAGCCCCCGCGCCGCTGCACTACCCGCAGTGCCGGTGCCCCGAAAGCTGGAACGCTGGTTCCAAGACCCGATCATGGTCTCCCGCCTTCGGGAGCTGTTGAGCGAGGAAGCTTTCCAAGTAGCGCAGGCCACTTTGCTTGATGCCGCGCTGCCCACCTACGCGCACCTGAACCGACCCAACGAGGAGAACGTGTTGCGACACGCTTGGCTCGCCGGTTACCGCGATGCCCTACGCGACCTTCTCGCCCTTACCGTGGCTCCTGCCGCGCGCAACCGAGACCTGCCCGAAGAATGGGCGCACATCGAAGACTAAACATCATGGAAGCCACAGCCACCCCAGAAGCCCCAGCCAACGACGGGTTCATCAACAGCATCGAGGACGCCTTCAGCGGCTTTGATTCGATCGCCGACGCACCGGAACCCGCCGCCCTTGCCGCCATCCCGGATGCAGCAGCCGACGCCGAAGAGAACGAAGAACCGGCTGCCGCAGCGGACAACCCGCTTGACGAGTTGGATTCCGTCGAGCCGGAGAAGGATTGGACCCCCCAAGCCGCCAAGCGTTTCAAGCAGCTCAAGACGGAACTCAAGAGCAGCAAGTCCCGCCTGCAGGAACTCGAAGGCTCGCTCGCTGAACGCGAAGCACGCTTGGAGGAACTCAAAGCCATTGCCGACAACCCCGAATACGAGCAGCTCCGCACGAAGGTGGACAGCTACGAGCGCGAGCTGCTGGTCACCAAGCTTGAATCCAGCTCGGTCTACAAGGAACTTGTTGCCGAACCCCTTGCACAGCTCGTTTCTGAGGCCGATGCCCTCGCCGAAAAATACTCGGTGGACGCCAACGAACTGCTCGATGCCATCGCGCTCGACGACGAAGCGGCACAGGACGAAGCCCTTTCGGACCTGCTCGCTACCGCGAATGATCGCGACCGTTTCCGCATCTACAAGATCGTCGAGCAGATCAAGCCGATCCTGCATCAGCGCGCCGTGCTTCAGGAGAACGCTCAGGAGGCCCTACAAGAGGCCGAGGCACTGCAGCAGGTCCAGACCCAGCAGCAGCTCGTTGAACGCGCTGCAGAGCGCAAGCAGGCCGCTACGGCGGTGGCAGAGCAGCTCAGCAAGAAGCTGACCTTCCTCGACGGCATTGACGGGGTTGATCTCAAAACCATCAGCCAGCGCGTGGCCGAACAGGATACCAGCAAGTTGTCGCCGGTGGACAGCGCGTTCCAATCGTTCTCGGCCCAGTTGCTACCGAAGGTCGCCCGCGAATACCTTACCCTGCGCAAGGAACTGGATTCCCTCACCGACAAGCTTGCCAAGTTCGACCGCGCGACCCCCCGCGCCGGTGGCGGCGGCACTAGCCCTGCTGGCCCAACGGGCGGCAACGACGGCAAATCCTTCATGGATGCGGTCACCGCGGCCTTCGGTGGGTGAACCCGTGACCCACTTCCACCGGACGCCTCTCGTTACGAAGCGCACCATCCAGCACGAACAGACGTGTGACCCCGCAGGACGCTGCAGGGAAGGTGGCTCTCCCTCCCCTACCCCAACCAAACCATGCAGACTATTGACCCCGAAAAGACCACCGCGCTGACCTTTGGGCGCGCCATCGAAGCCCTGAAAGCCGGATACCGCGTCGCCCGAGAAGGGTGGAACGGGAAAAGCATGTATCTCTGGCTGCTACCCGCCGCCATGGTGAGAGCCGAGTGGTGCCGTGAGCCCCACTTACGGCAGGTTGCGGAGGCCAACGGGGGCGAGATCGAAGCCCTTGGTTCCATCCGCATGATGACCGCCGACAAGAAGGTGCTCACTGGATGGCTCGCCTCCCAAACCGACATCCTTGCTGAGGACTGGGTGATCCTCACAGATCCGGAACCATGAAACCCAAAAGCCGAGTCAACGAAGCGGGCAACTACACCAAGCCCACCATGCGCAAACGCTTGTTTGAATCCATCAAAGCAGGCACCCGTGGTGGCGACCCGAATGAGTGGTCGGCTCGTAAAGCCTTGCTGCTGGCTCGGGAATATAAAAGCAAGGGCGGCGCGTATACCAGCAGCAAGTAGCCCATGAAGAAACCCCAGCAATCGTTGCGGCAGTGGGTCAGCCAGTCTTGGAGGACCTCCGACGGCACCCCCTCAGAGGGCAAGAAGCGCTACCTGCCCGACAAGGCGTGGTCCGCTTTGACACCCGCTGAGCGGGCTGCCACCAACCGTGCGAAAGCCGAGGGCAACCGCGCTGGGAAGCAGTTCGTGCCCCAACCGAAAGCGATCGCCGAGAAGGCTGCGCGCTACCGCCGCTGAGCCTAAACGAAAAAATCTACAAAATACCCAACAAACCCGATTGACAACCAATCGGGTTTGTTGCATTCTACCTGCGTGTTCTCGCGAACACACCGCAGATAGCCCGCCTTGGCCCGCTCTGAGCCTACCCCGAAAGTGGTGAATCCAGTTCTATTGGCGGGTTGGACACGGAACCAAATTGAAGCTTTGGCCCGCTACGGGCCGATCGCCCGCTTCAGCGATACCCCCGCCTCGCATTCGTTCCCAAACCAACCTTTCCCCTAGAACCAACCCCACTTTTTTATGGCTATCGCGTCCCCCCACCTCAACACCCAACTCTTTGTCCAGACCGACGGCACTACCGCCATCGACACCATCCTCACGCAGGAGGCCAACCGCATCGGTTCCGACATCCACCGGCGCACGGTGCACACCAGCCCGTGGATGGACCTCATCAAGCAGACCGCGTTCCCATCCGGTATGGGCTACACGCTGGGCACGCTGATCTACGACCGCTCGCTCCCGACCACCTCGGCCAACGGCTCTACGCTCGGCCTTAGCTGGACTAAGCTCAGCCCCGACACCCACGCTCAGGACACCCTTCAGACGGGCAACACCCTCGATCAGATCCTGATCGGCGCTCGCGACACCAACCTCGGTGCGCAGAGCGGCAAGTCGTTCATCCAGTTCGCCCGCCAGCTCAAACAATACGACCTCCGGCGCGCTGTTGTCGAGTCCCCACGCATCAACGTGGAAGACCTCCGCTTCGCCGCCTACCGTCAGGAGCAACTGCGGGCCGTCATGGATGCGTTGACCGACTCCACCCGCTACTCGTGGGAAGAGCGCTACCGCGACGAGTATGACCGCCTGTGTGCCAACATCTTCGTCTGTAAGACGGGCTCGACGCTGATCTCCAGCGGCAAGGAAGGTAACGCAACGGTTGACGTCAACCTTAGCGGAGACCCAGCCGCGAACATCTCGAACAAGATCCTTGATTCGATCTACTTCCGCCTCGTGCGTGGTGGCGCTGGAGCCAATGCCTACGGCCGTGAGAACGCCCGTCCGGTGTTCGGTCTGGTTTGCTCCTCGGAAGCATCCTACGCGCTGGTCACCGAATCCGGTTTCCGCGACGACTACCGCTACAACAACGCCAAGGTCGGCGAACTCATTGCCCCTCTCGGCATCGAGCGCAGCCACCGCGGGTTCTACCACCTGATCGACGACCTCGCCCCGCGGTTCACTGCGGACACCGACACTGACGGCGGCGGCGCGGACACTGCGGACGGCACCCTAAACCGTGTGTTCCCCTACACGGCCACCAACGGGGTCATCACGGAGAACGCATCCTACAACACGGCCCCGTTCGAAGCCGCCTACGTGCTGCACCAAGACGTGATGGAGTCCCAGATCCCTGAGCCGATCACCGGCGCAAGCGGTCTGACCTTCGACCCGCTCAACTACCGCGGCAAGTTCGACTGGAAGAACATCCCGTCCGTCGATCTCAACCCCGACGGCACCATCGGCTTCTTCCGCGGCGTTCTCGCGAGCGCCTCGAAGCCGATCAAGACGGAGTTCGGCTACGTGGTGATCTTCAAGCGCGACTCCACCACCCCCGCCACCTAAACCCCCCAAGCAAGGCCCCACCTAAAAATGGGGCCTTGCTCCCTTTCCAACCAACCCTGTCTGTCCTATGCCTACCCTTGACGACATCCCGATTCTCCAACGTGTCACCCCTGCTGGCGATGACCTGATTCCGATCAGTGACCCCAACGGCACCGGCAGCTCGCAGGTTCGCGCTATTGCGCTGAACCAGATCAGCGGCCTGAATGCTGGTGAGATCACCACCGTCGCCTCTGCGGCGAGCCTGACCATCAGTGCCCGTGTGACAGTTGTCACCGGAACCACCCAAGCCAGCAACCTCACCCTACCGGCCGCCTCTGGCCCACTTCGTGAGTTGTTTATCATCAACGACGTCACAACCGCTGCGCTCACGCTACCCGCCCTTGCCGCCGGAACGGAAGGCATCGCTGCCGCCACCTCAGCCCACCTGCTCAGCAACGGCACCGGCTGGTATCGCGTCTGAAGAACCCCCACCTCGGCCCACGTCTTCGGACAAAGCCCGAACCCCGAATCCGGCATCTCCCACCGGATTCGGGGTTTCTTTTTGCCTTGACGGCAACGCTAATTGCGGGCACCATACGCGCAACCTTTAACGCATATGCCCGCCTACCTGCCGATCCCCGAAGGCTTCCAGCCGCCGAACGAAGACACCTTCGAACTTCCCGTCATGTTTGAAATGCGTGACGGCCAGCTCTACGCCCTTGCCGTTGATGGCATGCCTTTGCCTGAAGGTGAAATGGAAGATGAAGAAATGGAAGACGAAGAAGGCGAGATGGAGATGGAAGAAGAACCCGCAAACTTCATGGCTGCCGTCGAACGGGGCATGACCAAACGCTAACCAACACCACAATGGCTGAAGACACATTCCTCTCTCGCGTCGAGCGCATGTTCGGCGACATGGGCAAACCACCCGAACGCGGCACCGGCAAGATGAAACGCAAGCTCCTGCGAGGAGCCTCTCGTCCGGAAGGCCTTAGCGGTGCTGACATCGAGGCAGCTATGCAGATGGGCGCGGAAGGTCGCGACATCGAAGCTGCCACACAAATGGGCGGGGAGCGCCGAATGGGCCGCAAGCTCATGCGAGGAGCAGCTCGCCCAGAAGGCCTTAGCGGAGCTGACGTAGAAGCGGCCCTGCAAATGGGAGCCAAAGGTCGCGACATCGAAGCTGCTACTCAAATGGCGGCGGACAAAGACATGGGCCGCAAGCTCATGCGAGGAGCAGCTCGCCCAGAAGGCCTTAGCGGAGCTGACGTAGAAGCGGCCCTGCAAATGGGAGCCAAAGGTCGCGACATCGAAGCTGCTACTCAAATGGCAGCAGGGAAACCACCAAAAGCCAAGCTCGTCGCCGAAGACGAAATGATGCAGTCCTTCTTTGCCAAGGCACACGGCGGGAGCTTCGACCCAAACTCCCGTGTTGATAAAATGAAGATGCAGAAGATCCTCGACATGGTCAACAGCGACCCCAAGCTGCTCTCGCTGACCCCCGGAAAGTTTGCCGTCAAACTCTACACCACCAAGTAATCATGAAGACCACAGCCCTCGGAATTGCCACCATCCTCGCCGCCATTGCGAACGCCACCATCGAGTTCCTGAACACAGGTGCCGCCAACTGGGCTGCCCTCGTCACGGGCGTCACCGCCGGATTCGGTTTGATCAAGGCCGCTGACAGCAAGTGAACGCCCTGTTGCTCGCCATCACCGCGGCGCTCAACGCCTACGTGGCATGGTGCAACCTGCAACGGGAAACCTACACCGATCGCCTTGAAGATGAAATTGATCGCCTCGCTGATGACGGCTCTCCTGCTGCAAAGCTGCGCTTGCTTCGATTGGGCCAAAGACTCGCACGCGAACGACAGCGCGCTGTATGATCCGCCGACAGTGCACCTGATTGAGGGCGAGTGGTATTTCTTCGAGGAAGGCGTTGTTGTGGGACGTGGGCAGAAAATGCACAGCCACTACAGCTACAGACAAGCAGCGATCGTCGGCTCGAAATGAACCACCACGCGCACAGCCCTCTCGAACGTGCCCTTGATGCAATCATCGGCGTTGCCGCGCCAGCACTAGGCGTCATTACTTCGTTACAGGAGCAAGTGGAATACGCCCTGCGCATCTGCTCTTTGATGCTCGGTATTTCAGTTGGTGCTGTTGCCCTTTACCGTTCCCTGAAAAAGCCATGAGCCGCTTCGCACTCTGCATCGGGCATTCAAGACGCGGCGACCGCGGTGCCATCAACACCAAGGGCATCAGCGAGCATGCTTTCAATCTGCCGCTGGCCGAACGGGTTTGCGAATTGCTCGAAGAACGAAAGCACGAGTGCAAGATCTTCAGCAGCTATGACGCGGACGACTACGTCAGCGCGATGGCTTGGGTCGCCAAAGCCGTTGGTGCTTGGCGCGCTGATGCTGCCCTTGAGTTTCATTTCAACAGTGCCAGCCCGAGCGCCGAGGGCTACGAATACCTCTTCTGGGGTAGTAGCCAGCGTTCGGAGAAGCTCGCGCAGTGCTTTGCGCTCACGCACAAGAAGGCGTTCCCCCAGAGCAAGTTCCGTGGTATCAAGCCCTGCGATTCGCTCTCGCGAGGGGCTGGTTTCCTACGGAAAACCCCTTGCCCTGCCGTGATTCTAGAACCCTTCTTCGGCTCCAATGCCGTGGAAACCGATACCTACAGCGTTTCCCTTGAGACCCTTGCCCGCGTCTACGCCGACGCATTGTGCCTCTGGGCCAGCAACAAGTCTTGACGGGAACGCCCGCAGCGGGTAGTCTCCCACAATGTTCGCCGCTACCTACAACCTGACCGTTGACCGCGCAAGCACGTGGTCGATGGTGCTCACGTTGAAAGACCCCTCGGGCGCGGCGATCAACATCACCTCTGGGACCTTCACGGGGCAGGTGCGCACGAGCTACACGGATGCTGTGACGGCTACCTTCACCATCGCCGCGATCTCCCCCGCCACCGACGGGCAAGCCTCGATGACCCTACCGGCATCCGAAACCCTGAAGCTCAAACCCGGCGACAGCTACGAATACGACGTGTTCCTTGCGCTCGGAGGTCTCACAACCAAACTCTTGCAAGGCACCCTTGAGTGCCGCCCGAACATCACTCGCTGAACCATGCCCAACGACCCATACCAGATTGGCGAAGACAACTCGGGGATCACGCTTGTGCTCTCCGACCGTGGTGTCAGCACCCCAAGCACCCATGCTTCGAGCCATCTCACGGGCGGCAGCGATGCCATCCAGCTCGCTACGATCAGTCAAGTCGGCCTGATGTCTGCGGCGTTTGCTACCAAACTGACCAACATTGAGGAACTGGCGAACGTCACCGACGCAGATAACATCGCTTCCTCAATCGGAGCAACCACCGCTACGGCAGCTGCCGACGGAGATTTGCTCCCTTTCTTGGATGTCTCGACAAGCAGCGCGCTCAAAAAGACGACGTTGGCGAATCTCCGCAGTGATTACCTGAACACCTACTACGTCACCCCAACTGGGACGCAGACGCTCTCAGGCAAGATTCTCACAGCCCCCGTCATCAACGGTGGTTCCCTCTCGGGAACTGCTATCACGCTGACCGACGCTGCGCTCACTGGGATTCTCCCTGTTGCCAAGGGCGGCACGGGGGTCACCGCCAAGACTGGAACTGGGAACGTCGTGCTTTCAGATAGCCCAGCGCTCGTAACACCGGCGCTCGGCACGCCAACACAAGGCAGCCTCATCAGTTGCTTGGATCTACCCATTGTTGGGGGAACCACTGGCACACTCTCTGTCGCCCGTGGTGGCACGGGGGCTACCACGCTGACTGGAGTCCTCAAGGGAAATGGGATCTTGGCGTTCACTGCTGGAACGGTTTCACTCACTACTGAGGTCGTGGGCACCTTGCCTGTCACCAACGGCGGCACGGGGGCTACTGCACTGACTGGGGTCCTCAAGGGGAACGGCTCCTTGGCATTCACTGCTGGGGCGGTTTCGCTCACCACCGAAGTCACTGGCACCTTGCCTGTTGCCAACGGTGGCACGGGCTTCAGCACGAACCCCTACGGGCAGCTTGGGGGACAGACCGCCGGGGATTCCGAAACATATACTACCACTTTCATCAAGCTCGTAATCGACACGGCCTTGAGCTTGGCTGTTGATTTTGATCAACCCGCAAATAATAAGCTGCGCTACACGGGAGCCACTACCCGTCGGTTTTTAGTTTTCGGCAGCGTGGACATTGCGGGGGATCTCGGGGCTCACTACTCCATAAAGCTCTTCCGTAATGGGGCAGAAGTCCTCGGAACGGAGTGTCGGGCGAATGCGGCAGGCAAATCTGGGGCGGGAGTCCCTATCGCGAAACTGGTCACCAACTGGATCATCGAACTCTCCCAGAACCAATTCGTAGAGATCTACGTCGCGTCATCTCTCGGCGACGCAGGAACCCCCCAACGCATGCGTTTGGTCGCAACCCCCGTCTAAATGAGCGCTGCAAAAAGGAACCTGACCATCGAACGCGGCAGCAGCAAGTCGTTCACGCTGCGCATCGTTGACGTCTTCGGGGACACCGTCGCCGTCGGCAGCCCCAGCACGCACAAAGCCGAGATCCGCGAAGCACACCGCAAGCCTCTCGTTGCGGCCTTCACCGTTGCACCCGTAGATAGCAGCGCGGGCACCGTGCGCTTCACCCTGAGCAGCGCAGACTCGCTGACCCTCGACGTCGCCCGCAAATACCAGTGGGACTACTTCTTCACCGACACCTCGGGCGCGCGCAAGCGTTTACTCTACGGGGACGTGGAAGTCGAACCAAACATCACGCACCTCTGATCCTAGTGTCTGACCAGCTTACATTGACCGAGGAAACCTACTCGCTAACTGTCGTCGAGGACAACGACCTGCAGCTCACGCTGTCGGGCGAACGCGGTCCTGCGGGCGCAGCCGGTGCTGCCGGTGCTGCCGGTGCTGCCGGACCCAATACGATCACCACTTCGACGACGGCCCCCTCCCTCACAGGCTACATCTTCGGAAATGGCACCACGATCGCTGGGGCTACGGCTGCGGCCAGCGCTGCCACCGCCAACACGTTGGTTCTGCGCACCAGCGGCGGGGCTGCATCTTTTGTCGGCATCACCAACACCGGCGCGCTGAACCTCGCGACCGGCACCACGTTCGTCTACGGCACGGGCATCGCAGCATCACACCGCACGGCGTTGGGTCTCGGCTCCCTTGCAACCCAGAGCGGCACCTTCAGCGGCGACAGCAGCGGCACCAATACCGGCGACCAAAACCTGTCGAATCTCCTGAGCCGCAGGACATATCTTGAGGTCAATGGCACGACTCCGTCGTTTGGCCCTCTCCTTGTCGATCAGGACTATCTGACTAATGGTCGGCGTGTTTGGCTCGACGGTAGCGGCGGATCGCTTCTTTGGGATGGACTCAACTGGGTTCTTGAACTCAATAGTGGTGGCATTGTTTACCAAGCAACGAATGCTGACGGCTCATACGAGCCGTGGCTTTTAACCGGCTGGACGGAGATTGTTGGAAGCGGGCAGCCGACATTCAACGAAGATCCACTTCTTACCAATTCGGCAGACCCTCTCGGCAGTGGTGTGAGCCTCGCCCTCTACTTACCAGCCGACACCAACGGCGGCTTCCTGACCGCAGGAACCGGCGGCACCCTTCCGCTCGCTCGCGGCGGCACGGGTTCAACCACCGCATCAGACGCCCGCATCGCCCTCGGCGCAGGCACGACCGGCGCGGCGCTGTTTGGGGCGGCGACGGCGGCAGCGGCGCTGACAACTCTCGGTGGAGGCACGGCGGCGACAGGCAGCGGAGAAGTCGTGCTATCGACGAGTCCGACGTTGGTGACTCCCAACATCGGAGCGGCTACAGCCGCCAGTCTTTCCAGCGCGACCACTCTGAGCTTTTCCACGGGCGGGACCGTCAAGATGACACTTCTTGCGAATGGAAGACTTGGCATCGGAACCGCGGCCCCAACGGCGACTCTTCACGTGGTTGGCAGCATCAGGGCGTACGCCAATCTTGATTTCGACATCAACCCAGTCATTCGCAACACCACCACTTCCGGAAATAATGGAATGGTCCTAATCGGAAGTGGTGGCAACAGCGGGGGCTTCGTTGAGCTACGAGGCACTTCCTCAAACTCCAGCACGGACTACGTCAAAATTACTGGCGGAAACAACGGAGCGACTGAAATTGCCAGATTTTTGGCAAATGGCAACGTCGGCATCGGCACGGCAAGCCCAACGGAGAAACTTGATGTAGTCGGAAACATCAAAGCCAGCGGCAGCATCGCTGTCACCGGAGTCAGCACGTTGACGGGGGGCGCGACATTCGGCGGGAGCACGCAGCAGGCAGCAACCCGCATCGCCCTCGGCGGGGTTGGCGACAGCGGCACCGGCACGGCGCTGTTTGGGGCGGCGACGGCGGCAGCGGCGAACCAGATCCTCGGAAGGCAAACTGTCAGAAAAACAGTGGATGAAAACCTGACAGACGCACTTCTAGGTTCACGCACCGTTTCAACTGATTTCGCTGCGGATGCACAACTTTTCATCCCTTTGGAAGCTAATACGCTTTATCGCATCGAGTGGGGGCTACTTGCCATTGCACCCAATATCGAACTGCTGAAAGCTCGGCTGACCTACCCTGCACGAGATGTCACCGATGCTGCTGGGGCTGCCATTTCCTGTGGCGCTTGGGGAAATGCGGCTCCAATCAATCATAATGGCGGAGCAACGAGTCTTCTGCTTTCTAACCACGTAGGCGCAAATCAGGTGCGGGGCAATATTGGCATGATGACCCTGAACATTGGAGCAACTCCAGGAAACCTACGAGTTGAATGGGGCAAAGTGGCACCGGGAACCGGCAACACCACCATGCTTAAAAACTCATACCTGATCGCAACCAAGATCCCCTAATCTCAACCTAATCCCATGTCCCTACTCACCCCAACCGAATCTGTCACCGCTCGCATCGCCTCCGATGCTGGCGCTCTCGCCGCGCACCTCCGCAACGCCATCGTCCTCGCGAACAGGATCACCGGCCACGTGCTCGACCTGCCGACTGCGGAACTCAACGAGTGGCTCAACGCCCGCCCGCTGGAGCAACGGTTTGCCGAGTTCGCCAGCCACGGCGAAACCGGCGAGGCCCTCAACGAAGCAGCCGCCAGCAGCGAGTCAGCAACGGGCGCGGTCATCGCCAGCCTCGGACGCGTGGATGTCCGCAGCGTCCTCGACAAGCTCCTCGATCAGGGCCGCACGCTTGAAGTCATCGACGGCACTTTCATCGTGACTGACATTCCAGTGCCCGAGCCCGAGCCCGAGCCTGAGCCGCAGCCTGAGCCAGAACCGGAGCCTGAGCCGAACGAGTAATCCACAAGCCTGAAGCATGTCCCTGAGAGCATCCAACCTAGCCCCGCAGAGGCAGCGTGTCCTGACGTTCGTTTCACCGAGCGTTGCAGACATCATCTTCATGGAGTCGGTGGACGCCCAGCGCGTTGGGTCTGCACCGCCTGCCTACGGCACCCCACACCCTGACGCGAAGCGGTGGCCGGATCACGTGCTGGTCTTTGTCAAGACCGCCGACGAACAGGGCCTACACTACCAGTATTTCTACGCGGCCAAACGCGAAGAGCAGGACAAATACAATTACGAGATCGGCTCCGACGACAGGCTCGTGCGCACCTACGTGCTGAAGCGTTCTGAATACCCCGACCCCACTTCACTACCCACGCCGGTTGTGGGTTCTGCCGACGCGCTGTTCGGAAAATACGTGTTCGCCTTCGAGTTCTTGGACCGCTCCGAGCAGGAACTCGATTCCATTTTCGTGGTGCTCAAGCGCGTCTACTCGATGCCCGAGACCGTCACCTACGAGTTCGACCGGAGCGTGGATCGCATGGTCCGCATCACGCGGACGATCATCCCCGCTGGCAGCGAAACGGGTTCCGCCACCGCAGGGCGCACGGTGGAGATCTCCCCGCAGAACACCTTCTTCGACTTGCGCGTCACCAGCGAGGTGGTCTTTGAGCCAACGGACCTTGACGCCAACGGGGAACCCAACTACCCGCTTACGATCGCGACGGTGGCCTCCTTCGTCAACTACGACTTTCCTCCGAGGCTCAACTACGTTGAGATCCACGGGGCGTGGGCCTTTGCGGATTCAAGCACCCATCAGGCTTCGTATTCCGAAGACTTCTTCTTCGAGTTGGATTTCACGGAGCCGTCCCCCGGACCCTACGCAGCTAGGGTGCTCCGCTTTATCACGGATGCCCCAGAGGAGATGCTTGCGTTGGCACCATACAAACTCGACAAGGTGATCGCAGAGCGGGAAACCTTCGGCATGTTGCGGAACTGGTGGCGGGCAAGCACCAAAGGCAACAGCACCTTTGCTCTCGCGAGGCAGCAGGATGTCGGGCGCGCTTGCATCCACGCGCAGATCGAACTCCCGAAGCAGATCAACTATGTCGCGGGCTCGGGTGCCGGTGGGGAAGCCACTGACGCCAGCGGTGGCCCCGGAAGGTCCTACCTGCCCGAGACCCCGCAGTATCAGGCCTTCATCAACAAGAGCACGCTCAATGTGGCCATCGACGTGAAGCAGACGGCCCACAACCTTTTCGAGGTGCAGGTGGTTCAAGTCTACCTGAACGGCACCGTGCAGCAGGACATCTACGGCGGGCCACCACCCAACAAGGAGTCCTCGACTCCCCTTCTTCTCTAATCCCGCCACCATATGGCTGAAGACACAAATTCTGGAGTAGGCCCCACGCAGGACGGCTTCGCTTCCCTCGACCTGCTGCGCGTTTTGCGCACACCATCAATGGCGTCCATCGGGCAACCCTCGGAATCCGTGGTGTTTGAATCGTTCAAGCAGCCGGACTTCTTCGACCGCTCCCAATACGCGCCCCAACTCGGGTCGAGCTACACGCAGGCCCACGATGACCCGCAGGAGATGCAGTCCGAAGATGACTTCTACGTGCAGTTCGACGTGGTGTTCACTGGTGACAAGAAGGTCTCCGTGACCGCTGGTTACGTTCGCGGCATCAACCCAGACGCTTCAGCAGATTCCCCGATCATCGACTGGATGCCCACGCTGAACGGGGTTCCACTCTCGAATGATCCAGCGCCGGAGATCACGGTCGCGGCGGGCCAAGTGCTATACTGCGAGGTGCAAACAGACCCGAAAGGGCTCATCATCGCCACCCCGACAATCATCCTTGGTGCCCCGCAGGATACGGGAACACACTACCAACCACCCCAGAAGACGCCACTCAACGGCTCCCTGCGTTACCCGATTGCCGAATTCGAACAAAGCGGCGATGAGCTTGTTGCCGTGCAAAAGCAACAGGGCGGTCCTATTCTCGTGCAGCCTAACCTCTGGGAAGGCCGCAACATCGGTGGTCAGCGCGAGTGGTATAAGGAGCGCCAGAACGCGGGCGACTACTACGAGTTCCGCACCGTCGAGCAGCTGGAGCTTGACATTGAGCAAGAGGGCTTGACTCCTGTCGCGGTGCTCCAACCAATGCCTGATGGTGGTGAAGAAGACACCATCAAGGTCCGGTTCCTCACGGAGAAACCAGAGGAAGAGTATGGTGATAACGACCCCGGACTTGGTAAGGCGCAGATCAAAGTTCTTGAGACCGACGGCGGCGCGGGAGTCATCATTCGCGGCAACGATCAGAAGTTCGATCTGAAAGACGCCTTCCTAACGAGCTTGCCGGTGTCGGATGGCCTCGTTACAGGGGAACCGACAACGGAGCCTTTCGGGCTCGCGCAGGAGATCCGAATCGTAGACCCTTGCGGGAATGGGGTCCATGTCCTCGGGTTCCGCAAGGGTCTTCTCGACAGCTACGAGTTTGAATATACGGGCTCATGACGACCTGCGTCTGGTTCAGTTTCCCGAGGGACTACCCGAAGCTCTACCAATCGCTGGCCCGTGTCCGGCTACTGGACCCTGAAGCCCGTTGCGTGGTTGTCATTGATGGGACCGACGATCCGCCGGAGGGAGTCGAGTTCCTACGAAGGGAGTTTGATCGTGGTGTTCATCTGAGCACTGAAGATTCAGTGCGTGGCGTCTCGCGCACCTTGTCTCAGTTCACTGGAGACATGGTGGTCAAACTGGATTCCGACATGATCCCCGCCCGCGCTTTCTGGCTGGACGGCCCGACGGTCTTCCAAAGGAGCAACGGTTCCTACGTTGGCACCTATGCGCTACCCCCGCGCGTGCTCGCCGTTGTGCAGCAGTGCATCGCGGATACCCAGAAGCCGGGACCCCACGAAGCGATCGCGATCTGCTTCCGTGCGGTTGTGCTGCTGCACGGGTTTGAGATCCCCTTCACACACCACCGCTTGCCGCAGGGACAAACACTCCCTCCCGAGATCACCTGCATATGAAAACCCCTTGCTGTTGCGCCCACAAAGCTGTTAAGGTTCCCGACATGAAGACCAAGACCAAACGGCAGGTGGCCTACCTGCTTTCGAAGGTGTCTCCCATCTCCGAGCCGCAGAAGAAAAAGATGCTCAAGGAGCTACACAGCGGCGCGGTGAAAGTCAAAAAGTGATGCCCCCGAAAAAGGACAGCGGCGCGCGTTGGCCCAAGACGATCGACGTTGCCGGTAGGCGCGTGCGCTTGCTCTTTGCTGATCTCGGCGACACCTACGGCCAATACACGCACGACAGCAAGACGATTGAAGTGCACACCGGAATCACCGACGGCGAGAAGCTGCTGACCATCCGCCATGAGCTGATGGAATCCGCCCTGCTGCTTTCCGGTGTCGGATTCAGCGAGGCTTACGAGCAGGAACCCATCGTGCGCTGCATGGAGGAGATCTTCTTTCCTGCTTGGGACCTGTTCCAAAAACGACTTGCTCGTCTGAACAGTTGATTTCCTGAAGCAAAACAAGTAACATACGCCCATGCCAGCTCTCACGACCAACCAGCTCCGCAACACCCTCGGCTCCTACGTGGAAGCGGGCGGCGATTTCCTCGCCAGCTTGAACCAAGTTCTGGCCCGCATCTACAGCACGGGCACCTATCGGGATCTCACCGTGCAGTATTCGCTGCCGGTCGTGGATTCCCACGTTACGCTCCCCGACGACGCGGATTCCATTCTGCACACGATGGTTGACGGCTCGCCCGTTCCAGTGCGGGCTCTCTGGCACGACTTCCGGTCGGTGGGCCAGAACTACGACACCGGCGATCTCTCATGGGGTCTGATCGACGCGGGCTATTGGCCCACGCTGAAGCTTTTGCCTGAAGCCGGTGTCAGCGCGCTCTACGTTCTTCCTTCGGCCAACGGATACCAGACGGCCAACTGGGACCCGACCGCCGATGGGAGCTCGATCGTTGTCAATGCCTCTGACGGAGACAAACTCTACCGTTCGACCCTCGGCACCGCGGTCGCCGGTGTCTACCCTCTGCAGTTCACGCAGCCCGTGAACAACGTGCATTCGATCCGCTTTGATGGTCTGAGCGCGTCATACGACCTTCGCACCACGTCGAATGATCCTGACACCACCATCGCGACGGTCGGCCCGAACAACGGGGCCACGCGCTACCGCCGCTTCCGTTTGAATCGCGCGACCGACGGTGAGACCGTTGTGCACGTTCTCTGCAAGCGGGCCTTCAAGTTGCTGGAGGACGACGACGACATTTGCTACGTGGCGAACATCGGCGCGTTGAAGCACGGTTTGCTCGGGCGCATCGCGGAGGACAATGCGGACCTCGAACGGGCCAACTACCACTGGCAGCTCTGCACCAAATTGCTGGATGAAGAAGCAGCCTCTGCGACCGGCGCGGCACAGCCAAGGTTGAACATCGACCCCTTCGGCACCGGCGGGCGCAGCATCATGCCGAACATGTTCTGATGCAGTGGTTGAGGTCAAAATAGATAGAGATACACGCCTGCGCGCTGCCGAGGATGCGCGCAAAATGGGGGTCCTAAACGGCTCTTTGAGGGGTGGACGCGGGAATATCTACGGGATGCTGGGTGAGGTCCTCGCCCACGCCTATCTCGGCGGTGAACGTGTCGGCGCGCAGAGGTTCAGCTGCGACATCGTGCTGCCGGACGGTAGGACGATTGATGTCAAAACCGGTTCCGGCAAAAACAAGCCGCTGCCCCACTACGCGGCACGGGTCTACGGATCTGAAGCCCAGCGCGAGAGCATCGGTAGCAAGTGCGATGGATATTTTTTCGTCCGGTGCCACGAGAACAAGCACTTGCTCTGGTTGCTCGGCTGGCTGCCCGCTGATGAGTTTGTGCAAAAAGCAACCTTCCACCCACAAGGTTCCGTGAACCCCGTAGATGGAAGGTTGTGTCGTTCCGACGAATACGTGGTTCCGGTTTCGGAACTCAGGCACCCACGGACTCTGCTGAGCCGGTGAACTCTTGGTCGATGTCGTAGTCGGGGGAAAGATCAATCTCCCAGATCTTGCCACCACCACGACCGAAGCTCCGAACCGGACGGATGTGCTTGTTGTGCATGCAGACCTCTTCGATTACGGTCATACCCCGCCGGATGAAT